TTAATGGGGACGGAGGTCCGTCCCCAGAGATAAATGACACCCGTTAGAGCGCGCCCATGGCGCGCAAACAAAAACAACCTCCTGGCGGTTTCCCACCAGAAGGTCGTCAATCCCTACCCCGAATAGGCAGGCCATTGCATACATGTTGTCAAATGTAGGAAGGCATTCGCCCCTCTGCCACTTGTAGATCGATACAGGTTCATTGAACCCGAGAAATGCCTGCAATGCTTTTACGGTGATTCCTTTCTGCTCTCTCACTTCTTTGATCCTCTTGCCTGTTGCACAAAGGTCGATCATTGGAAAATTGTTCTGTGTCATAAATGATACCTCCCATTGTAAATGCTATAAACTATCTGACTACCAATATCTCCAATAGTCTTATAACTGGGTCAATATCCCGAACACTAATAATAAAATATGTCAGAAGGAATCTACAGATACTATAACACAAATAAACCACAGGTTAAAAGTAAACCTGTGGTTTAAAATCACTATGTTTTTATATATGCTCACATATGCTCAAAAGTGGCTTAATTCCTACGTTTTTACACTTCCATTATTCATGACAATATCATGACAAATCAACTTTTTGCCCCTTTTTTGCCCCTAAATCAGGCTATTGCATGAGTTCATTTACTCTCTTCTGAATCTTATCAGGATCATAACCTGCCGCCTTGAGGCGGTCAACACGCTCCTGACCATTTCCCCACTTTCCGGCTATGACTTCATGAGCAACTGCATTGATGATCTTATCCTGTGTCATCTGTGCTGCCTTGACAAGTTTGTTGACTGCTACCTGAACCTTGCTATAGTCATATCCAGCCTTTGTCAATCTGCTCTTGCGATCAGCACCATTGCCCCAGTTGCCCGCAAGCACCTCTTTAGCCAGTGTGTTGATGCTCTTCTTTGTTGTAGATGCTGATGTCTTCTTAGCCTTGCCTGCCAGCTTATTCCAGCTCGCCGCACTGATATAAGCCTTGTTGAGATCAAGGCTGCCACTGTAACCTGAGAGCTTACCAACGGATGTATACTGACGAATAAGGCAGTTATAAGCCCCCTCATTCCATGGATGCTCCTGATATCCCGTCCACTCGTAATCAGGGTACTGAGCGACCCACAGGCCATATCCAGCTTTCTTTACTGCGTCCATGGCACTCTTCTGCACGTAGATAAGCGGCTTAATGCCTGTCTTTTTCTGTACGTAGCTGCACCACTGTAAGCACCATTCCAGATCCTTGACACCAAACAGATTGTTGTTCTTGGCTTCCCAATCCAGAACAAGTACCGCCTTGCCGATGTACTTCTTTACATACGCAAGGAAGTGGTCAGCTTCTTTCTGTGGATCTCCGCCATTTGCATAGTGGTATACTCCCAGAAGTTTTTTTCTACTCAAAACTTTATCGCAATGCGCTGCAAAGTATCTGTTCTTGTAGTCTGTTCCCTCTGTCGCTTTCACGATACAAAAGTCATACGCTATCTTACCGAGGTCTATTCCGGCATCCCCCTGCCATGCACTGATGTCAATTCCATTCATTTCCCATCACGCTCCTTTCTCTCCATATCTCCGCCTCTGTAAAATCGCTTAAATATTTCAATCAGATAGTCCCATCCTCTGGTACAGATGAATGCAATAATAAAAGCACCAAAGAATACAGCTACAGGGTAATACCATAGCAGCCGAATATCGAAATATGATAATGCTACAAACAAGCATATCTCACATATGATGAGACTTGTCATAAGCACCTGAAAAGAGGTTGGAATCTTCTTCAGTATTCCAACCTCTTTTGTAAACTCTGTGATAACTGTGATCAATGTGCAAATTACTGCAACAACTAATAATAATATTGCTAACTTATCCATGATTATATCTCCTTCCTATTCCTGATCATGTGCTACTTTATTCAAATGCTCTTCCATCTTGTCGATTGCTTCTGTGACTGGCCCGTTACATCCAAGTTCCTTGAGACCTTTCAGGCATGCAAGTGTACCATATGTAAGCAGACACTGTTCTTCCTTCATCTTCTTAATCTCCACATCCTGTTCATTCTGCCTGGAATACCATTTATATATTGATATGAGTATCCCTCCTATCAGTACAAGAGCTCCAAGTACCTTCCCAACCTGAATTATTGTTTCAAAATTTATATACATGCTCAACCCCCTATATAAGATTCTTAGGTCTTGCAATGCCTACTACAACTAAGCTTATATTTGAATCTGCTTTGTTTGTATTTTTTGCTTTTACAGTAATCGAATATGTAGTCTGATTTATTGAAGAAGCTTCATATCCCATGTATGTGACACCACTAGGGATATTTTTAGGAATAACTAATATTCTACCCGTATTTATTGGAAGCTCTACATCAACGGCATATTGAAGTGTTGTTCCTGCGTCAGTTCCTGGTATAGTCGCTGTTGCGCCTACTATATCAGATATAACAAGGCTTTTTGTAGCAATTTTTTCCGCATAGCTTTGCGCATTAGCAGCATCTGTTTTTGCGGTATCTGCCGTGCCCTGCGCTTCCTCAGCCCTACCTATAGCTTCCTCAGCCATTGATGCTGCGTCATTTGCAATAGACTGTGCCTCTGCGGTAGCCTCTGCCGCTGTTTTTTCGACTTTCGATATCGCCTGGTTGATATTCTTTGTCGTTAAATCTGACTCCTCCTTTGTATATTTATTACTAAGTGGGGGGAAAATTGATGCAATCGCAACCGGCCCACTCGCATTTATTCCATCGTGTATAATTTTGTAAAGCGGCATGTCGGCGACACTTACATTATTGGCTATTATGCCAGTTTCATACACAGGTGATTGTGGCTCCTGTGAGGATTCTACAGGCTGCCCTGTCAAGATCAGCAATGACATATCCTCAAGTCCTTCCTCTGACAGCGTGTATCTTGCAACAAGAATATCAACTCGCTTTTTACCTGTTTCTCCACTAGGGAAAGTAAGATCTTCATATGTACCTGTAACCCTAGCATGGCACCCCTGAAACATAATGTCACACGGATATACTCTAAGTGTCGTTGAATTAACCAGCACTGGTGGCTGGGAGACCGACAAAAATCCATCGCCATCCCATTCTGCTCTGTGCAAGGCTCTATCATCTGCACTCGTTACATGTGGTTTCCCTGTTTTTCCTGTTATTATCTTCATAAAATCCGCCTTTCTTCTATGACACTGAATATTCAATGTCTATGCTGTTATCATCTATCTTCGCTATGATATTTGTTATCTGCTTTTTTACTGTTGCTCCTGTGATTTTCTCTGTGCCACCTGTGATGTCGCCTATCTGCATTGACATATCTGGGAGTGTCATATCTAAGCTGTCCACATTAAGCTCCTGTATTCTTGCTATACCGCCTGTTCTAAGCTCATCAATATTTGCTGCCGAACTATAATCATATATTGCTGTGCGTTCTTCCAAACCTTTATATGTCTGCGTATCAGTGATATTTCCCACCTTATCAACGTACAAGTGCAGCACCTGACGGTCTTTGAGCTCGCCTTGACCAAGGCAGATAAGATGATTATATCCATTCTTGACCTGTGTGATATTGTAGTTGATATCCGATCTCATACAATCCTTATCCTCTGTATAATCGTAAGGCACCGCACTACTCATAGTCACATATCCATCTTTAATCGCAAGCCTGAGAACCCTGTTCTGGGTGCTCAACAGCGCACATATGCCATCATAGAGACTCACATATCTGTTGAACTGAAATGATTGTACATTCCATGATTCGCCTGTCATTCTGTATATGCTGCTAAGTCCAGCCACTTCAATGAGCTTATTGATCACTGTAACTGCATCACCTGATACAATCTTGTAATCCGTCCCCGCCGGAGGCTCTATGATCTTGTCACACAAGATTCCTCTGAGATTTCGGCCAGTGTATTTGATTTCTCTGTCGGATGTCACCACACCGACATTATCAACTATTCCGCCGTACTCAGTGTTGTTGATATACCACCAAGAACCGCCTTGCAGGATGTTGTTATCCTGCGCTACAGTGACCTCGAAATCCTTATCCTTTGCAACATCCACATCTATATTGAAGTTCTTGAGAGATCCCTGTTCTACCCTGTCTGCATCAGTGTATATCAACCTTATGTCCATTTTGGTTCACCTCTCTCATGTATTACACTTAAATCAAAATCAAAGCTTCCATTCCACATCACACGATGATTCCCGGGGGATATCTTTTCAAACACATCGCTTTGCTTGTCCCTGTATCTGAACATGTTTTCCTGTGTTCCATCTGCTTTCACAAGAGTTATCGTAAGCTCTGCAGAATTAATAACAATCTTATCTCCATCGCCAACAACACACCTAACGCTGTAGTAATGATTGTCAACATATATGACTGGATTAACAGCACCACTATGTATGCTGAGTACAAAATCACAGTTTCTGAAGCAATCCACCTCTAGTTTACTGATATTGTCAGAAATTGAGTTGTAATCATATTCATAACAATACTCATAGCCTTTACCTTCAATAAACTCATCTGGTACATGCTTATAGTTGTGCAACTCTTCCTTCATCCATCTGCCACCATCTGTTACTACTTTAAGTGACAGATTCATCGATGTAGCCACGTCAAGATAATTGCTCTTCGCCGAACTAAACACATAGCATTCAAGATAGTAATCTCCTATATAGAGCCTTCCCTTCTTTTCTGCTATAATATCCTTCTCACAAACCTCATACAGCCTATTCTTAATATCTGTACACTTTTTCTTATTTGCCGCAGATATAACAATAGGGATGGTCTTTGAGACCACCCCTTTTCTAAAATTCTCGGCACGGTTTCTGCTGCTGTCGTATGTCCACTCATAATCTCTGAGATCATTACTGTTTGCAAATGTTCCTTTCTTGCCAAACTCTATAACCTCACCGAGATGATTCACATATTTAAGCTGTTCAAGCATTTCTCACCATCCTTCCGAACTCTCTGCCATCAAGTTTCAATCTCACACCCTCTGTAAGAGCTGTCAGTATCCACTCATACATGTTGTCATCTATGTGTCTTATAATCTCCAGTATCTTATAAAGTACCTTCAGTGATTCCGAATCACCAGTCACTGCTCCACCTGTAGCCTCTGCCATATCCTCGGCTACCTTCTTGATCCAGCCAGTATTCTTCTCAAGTGGCACTACAGCCTCAGCTCCATTACCCTCAAGGATACCAACCTGACCACGCTTAAGCACACCACCTTCAGCAAGCTGAGGAGCGTCAAGCTCATCTATCCTTGATATCGACACCTTAGGGATCTTATTCAAAATAGATATAGCTGAATTGATTGCCCTGATAAAGCCATTGATAATCCCTGTAGCCTTGCTCAGTATCGCATTGACCGCTGATGTCACAGCACCTTTTAGGCCGTCCGCTATTGCTGTTCCGACCTTACTAAATATGTTCTTGATCTTCTGCCAGGTGGAGCTAAAGAAATTCACCATCGGTGAAAATGCATTCTTTATACCAGCCCAAGCCTTGCCAAATATATCACTGAACCATGTGTTCACAGCAGAAAATACACCTTTTATGCTTGACCATATTCCACTAAAGAACTCAGGTGCAGCGTTCCACGCTTTCTTGATTCCCCGCCAAGCTGCAGTAAATGATTCTTTACAGTTATTGATCACTGTACCTATCAACTTGATAGCAGCTTTAAGCGTTCCTGAAAGCATCTTACAATACCATTCAAGGATTGGTTTCAGCACATTTAGATAATCTTCCATCAGCATCGAAAGTATTTCCGCCAGTGGTGGTAATATCATATTGATAAGATCTGTCAGTGGCGTGACTACCTGCATTACCAAGTCGATAATCGGTGTCAACATATCCAAAAACGGCTGTAACAATTCAAGTATAGGCTGCAAAATAGCCATCAAAACAGGCAGTAAAGACTGAATAATCTGAGTCACCGGCGGCAAAAGCATATTGATCAGATTCGTAAGTGGCGGTAAAACCGCCTGAATAATCTGCATCATCGGTGGTAAAAGCAGATTAAGCAGTGTTGACAGTGTTGTCAGCACAGGTCCAACCAACTGCAGAATCGATGGTAAAATCGATGTCAGGGTGCTAAAAATAGAATATAGAGCGGTTGATATCGACTGGCCCAATTCCCCACCTATGCCGGGCAGTAATGTCTCAAGTATTCCGGGCAGATTATTGACCACTTCAGACAATAGAGATGTCGCTCCCTGTATCAACGATGGTAGTAACTGCTCAATAAGAGGCGGTATGTACGGTGCCAGTTTCTGAGCAAGCTGAGACAAGCCTGTAACTACTCTCGGCAGTGTATCTGCTATTCGTGGCACAAGATTGTCTGCTACAGCCATAGCCGAATCAACAAGGTTGTTCATCAGCACTCCCATATCCTGAGATGAGTCAGCCATACCTATGAGCAGATTCGTCCATGCGGACTTCATCATGCCGATGGAACCCTGTATTGTCGTGGCCGCTTCTTTTGCGGTGGTTCCCATAGCTGCAAGAGCCTCTTCCTGCGTCATGGTTCCATTCTTCACTGCCTCAGCCGCTTGTTCAGCAGTAAGTCCAGATATTCCCATCTCGACCTGAACGGTGTGAATAGCCTCAATCATCTTATCGAATGACACACTATTGACGTTATCTGCTGTCACAGTCATGGTGTCACCAAGTACACCAGAATCATTGATAAGTCTAGCCATCTCGGATGCAGTGCCGCCATAACCAAGCTTGAGGTTATCAAGCATCGTGTAGTTTTGCTTAGCAAAGCCCTGATATGCATTCTGTATAGATGCCATATCAGTTCCCATCTTGTTGGCATTATCAGCCATATCTACAATAGCTGTGTTTGCCACTTCAGCTGCCTGTGCTGTATCACCTTCCAGACCTTGCAGCAGCGAAGCTGAAAAGCTCGTTACAGTGTCCATGTAATCATTCGCCGACAGTCCCGCCGTCTTATATGCATTATTTGCATACTCAACAACCTTATCTGAACTGTCCTTGAACAGCGTCTCAACACCACCGACAAGCTGCTCGTAATCCGCATACTCGCTTACAGCTTTAGCAGTAATGCCAGCTATTCCAGTAGCCACAGCCATTGTTGCAACCACGGCGACCTTTGCTGCCTTGAGCGCAAACTTGCCGATATTGCCAAACACAGAACTCATCTTTTTGCTTGTCTTCTCTGCCTTGTCGCCAGTCTCTTCAATTTTCTCATTCGCATCCTCATTTGATACTGCGATTCTTCCCAGTATCTTAAATACTTCCAAAAGGGTCTACCCCCTTTCCTCGATAATAAAAAAATAGAGACACACGTTCTGTGTGCCCCTATGGTTTAAAATTCTCTATGATCGACATGGAATCCTTTATGGTTGTTTCAAGTTCGTCTCTGCTTTCAAATGCCCCTGATCTGACCGGCTGTGAACTGCCACCTGATGTGCCATACAGCCTTGTCTTGAAGTCATTAAATGATATGTTCTCCCAGCACTTATGGATATACATATCCCAGAGCTTATCGTCATCGTCTAACCGCACGAATGTGCATACAAACTCATCAAAGCTCTGATTGTCTATCATCGTATCAAGCAGAGTGTACGGATCCGCATATCTGTGAAATATCAGATCCATGAACTTGAGATAGCCTACTGTCTCTTCTCGAACAATCTTGAAACAACCTTGATAAAATCCGCAAAGCCCGGAAGTGTGACCGCATCATATAACATCTGTGTGAACACAGAGAGGTCAAGATCTGCTACCTCATCCACTGTCATTCCTGACAGGTGTGACAGGCAGACAAATACCTCATGCTGACAGTCTGACAGCTTAGCCAGTATCACATCTACAAGCTCAAACGCAAGGCCAACACCCACATTCTCAAGGAACTTCGATGTGTCCTCATCATCCTCATCACCAGCAAGTTTCTCACGTTCCTTCGCAATGAGCTCTTTGAACCCATTGCCGCTGAATGAATCTTTGAAGTCCTTTACCCCCAGCTTGCTGAACAGTTTCAGGAATGCAGCTATATCTGTTGCTTTGGGATTCCTAAGCGTATATGGTTTGATCTCCTGCACATCTTCTGTTGCCTCGGCATCTTCTACTACTTCTGTCTCTTCAACTACTTCAGTATTCTCTACTACTTCTATATCTTTGTTCTCTTTTATCTCGGTTGTTTCCATGATTATCTCTCCTTTTCTATTTTTCTATGTCAATTAGCCTGTTACTTCCGTACTGGAATCTATAGACTGCTGAGCCTGCTCCGTTGTCGTGCCGGTCGGCAGATAGATGTGGTATGGCAGTGTATCAGCTGCCGGTGACAGATCCGCATAGCACTCCATAGTCAGCGCAAATGTGCCATTCTCCTTGTTCTTGCCCTCTATCTCAAGGCCTGATGTACAGAGCGCATTGTCAAAGATCACGATAACAGGACGACCATCTAAGAATCTTCCAATATATCCAAAGTTCTCAATATAATCATCCTTTTCAATTCTTGCCTTGGATTCGATCACATCGTACCCTTCCGCTGTTGATGTGCCATTCTGTCCGATAATAGCCATCTTGATCGTCTCAGGCGACAGCTCCACCATGTTAGTATCCATCTGTGCTGTCTCACCTGTCTTAACTGTTAACTCCTTAACCTTAACAAGCTCACCATCAACCTCTATATCCTTGAGCTCAGGCTTGATTGACAGCTTTGTACCGCCAGATGTCGCACCGATCAGAGACTCTGCAAAGTTCCAAGCCTTCTTTGATGCGTCATACTTCAAGCCTTTGTGAATAGTTCCAGCACCAAATACAATGTTCTTCGGTGTCTTGCTTGTGATACCTGATGACTTGAACTCTTCAAAAGTTAATGCTTCTGCCATGATATAATCACCTTCCATTCTTTAATAGTCAAATTGATCTGTATATGTTTGAGGTCTGCATCCCCTGTTGGCACTGGTGACGCATTCCCATAAGAAACGGCAACCCCCGCACCACTTGCAAGGATTGCCGTTCGTTCAATATTCTGTTCTATCTTCTGCTTGTACTTCTCCAGGCTGAACCACGAGCCTCGTGTGAATCCATCTATGATGAATGTTATTTCCTGACACCCATCCTCTTCAGGAGTATCACCCTCGGAGTAATCACCAACAAAGTATGCCTTTGGTGGATCATCCTGCCACTCCATGAATGCATATGGAATCTCAAGCTCATCTTTGAGTACACTGTTGATATATGATAATGTCTCGCCTGTCATGCCATCACCGCCTTACTCACTGAATGTCTGATTGAGAATAGAACCAAGTCGCTTGATAATCTTGCTCTTGGTCTTGTCAAAGGCTTTCTGTAAAGGTCTGAGAGGTTTTTTACCATGAGTTGTGTGCCAGTTGCCACGCTCATCCTTATAGACCCATGGGTTTTTGCGTCCATTACCTTTCAGTGCGTATTCACCTGTTCCATACTCTTCCCAGATAGCATTCTCAAGAGGATTACCAATAACAGCCTCGCCCTTATCTTCATCAACATGATGAGTCCATGCTCCTTTGGTCTGTCCTGTGTCTACTCTCGTCTGTGCTCTCTTAGTCTGTGCCTCTACCTCTCCGGCTGCCTCGTACAAGAATGCAATAACAGCATCATTCAGAGCTGCCTCAACCTTTATTCTGTTGTCTGTGAACTCCACATTTCCCATTACTGCCCTCCTGTATACTTCAGATATATCTCAAGCTGCTCATGCATCCCCATCGGATCATCTATCAGCATGATGTCATATACCTGGCCATTAACCACCATACGGCTGTTCTCAGCCTTGATCATGTCACTGAGCTGTTTATAATCAGCCACGAACATATGCGTGGATTCCTGCACCTTGGCATTGTATGTTGTGTACTTACTGTCACCGCCTGAGAGGTCAAGCCATCCGGTCAAGGTATCTTCAGATATCCATGTGACTTCCTGTTCGCCTATCTCATTTCTGGTTATGCTTTTAACCTGTATATCTGCAACTGCATTTCCGCCTATTCCTCGCATCTCAAAACCTCGCTTTCATGTACGGTTTTAAGAAGCCAAGAAGCGACTTTGGATATCCCATGAGGGAATTGTCGCCATCCATATTGAAATAGGTCACAGAGTGCCTACTGATAGTCTCAGACTGCACACCAACCTTATCCCTGTTGTTCAGGTCCCATGAAAGCATGTTGGCAACTCCCAGCTTGATATCCATCGGATATACTATCTTTGTCACCATGGCGACCGGTTCGCTTACAAGCTCCTCATTCACCTCTATATGTCCATTGTCCATATCCACAGCTTTGATGGTGTACAAGCCATCGTTGTAACGTGACTCTGACACCTGTATAGTGTCGCCAACCTTGAACAGCTCAGATGCATACTGAAAGCCTGTCACAGCGTCCACAGGAGCCACAAACCGCCTGTTCCTGTCCTGAAAGTTATTGTTTGTGTACTTCCGGATCAACAGCTCCAGTGCCTGAAGCTTAGCCTCAAGCACTGAATCTTTCTCCTCGGTGCCTACATACTTTTTCAACTCTTCGACAGTCATGATCATATGACCACCGCCTTACTTCTTAGGGATAACAGTATATCCGTCATGCTCCATGAACCAATCTGCCATACGCTTTGATGTGATCTCTGCCTTTCCGTTTGCGAACTGTACACCACCGGCGCCAATTCCACAGTAAGCAGCGTTATTATTGACAGATACTGTCCAGCCTGTAGGCTCACTCTCTGTCTTTGGCTCTGCCACTACAGGCTCAATAACTTCGCTTGTCTGATTTGCTGTCTTCGTTTCCTTTGTTGCCATATTCAATCACCCATCCTTCCTTATGCAATCTTGATATTTCTGAGTACACCTGCATGCTGTGTATTCTTGAGGACTGTAGCTGCGATCATCTCAACCTCGGCATCCTTGACTGTACCAGGCTCGTTGAAGTTTGGAAGATACTGATCGATTACAGAACCGCCGTTCAGACTGATTCCGTGGAATCCATCGTTTACGTCAAACTTGACTGCATAGACGTCTGTAAGACCTGTTGTTGCCGAACTCTCCTTTGCGATGGTTCTTGAAAGTCCCTTCTTGACAACATGGCCAGCAGTTGCAGAGCCGCCGCTTACAGTGTAATAGTCCTGCATATCAACAAGCTTGACACCATCAATAGTAGTGACACGCTTTCCGAATGCTTCTTCGCTCTCTGTCTTGTATCCAAGGATACGAGCCACTGTCTGAATCTTGGTGATCATCTCTGTGTTAGTGAGCACCGCATCAGCATCTGTGGTCTTGACAAGAAGGCTCAGTGCCTCATAAAACTCATCAGCATTAGACTTGATTGCTGTGATAGATGACAGATCAATAGCCTTGTCTGTGCCGTATTCTGTCGTGGTTCCTGCAAGCATGGAATCAAGTCCCTGGAACTCAGGGTGATCAGTTGATGCTGTTGTAGTTGCATCACCATTGATCAGTGTATAGTGGAAGAGGTTTACCACTGCCTTGATATGCTCCTCTATCTGATATGCCATATTGTCAAAGTTACCTGCCACCCTGTTGAGCACTCTGTCCATCTGAACTGCTCCGCCCATGATTGCAAGATTAGCCTCGCACTCCTGCTTAGTAGCCGCTGAAGCAGTATATGAGCCACCTATCTTTCTGAACTCTGCTGTTGCTGGAAGTACCTTTCTGAGATACTTGTACTTCATTGTTGAGCCACCACCTGATGCTGATACACAGTCATCAAATGTGAGCATCTGAAGTATTGTTGACTGTCTGAGGAAGATATCCACGATCTGTGAGAATACCTTATCACTCATACCCTTCTTGATTTCCTCTAATGTCATTGCCATAGTTTTCACCATTCCTTTCTACTTATTACTGGGTATTGTCCCCTTCATATTTCTGTCTCAATGCCTCTGCCAAGTCCTTAGGTTCTGCATTCGTATTGCCCTGATTCCCACTTGGCAGTCTATTCTCAATGATGTGCCTCTCGCCATCATCTGAGCCGGATGAAGCTGTGAACTGAGCCGGGAACTGTGTCTTTAGGTCTGTGAGCATATTGTCCCAACCTTTGATATGACCTTCATCATCAAGCTTAAGCTCCTCATTCTTCTCCTTGAGGGCTGTCTTGATCTTATATGTCATATAATCAGTATCAACCGCATGAGCCTCAAGCAGAGCCACCTTGATAGCTGAGTTGACCTTAGTCTCCTCAAGCTCTTTCTGAAGCCTTGCATTCTCAGTCTCGTAAGTTGATATCTTCTGCTGCATGCCCTCATCACCCTTGGAAGCTTTCTTGAGCTCCTCAATAAGCTTATTTGCATTGCCAATCTCCGTGTCTTTGCCGGTGATCAGTCCGTTGAGCTTCTCAAGTTCTGAATCATACTTCTCCTTGCTGACGTACTTGCCCTCGGACAGATCTGTGTATCTTACATGCTTGAGCTTATCTGTCTCTGTGCTGTTCTTCTCGTCAATCTTCGCCTGTACCTGCTTATACAGGTCATCTCCTAACAGTTCCTTTAATTCCATTGTTCCATCCTTTCTGGCTTTAATCGTAGCCACACATGGCAGTTATCACTCTTGCCGGAGTTATTCTTTGTCGGTCACAGTTTTACTGCCTTGAGCCGATTTTGGGCATAAAAAAAGACCATGTTTTTACCATGATCTAAATTACTGATTATTTAATTGCACGAAAAAAGCACCCTGTCGTCAGGATGCTTTGTATCTGAAATTCTTTGGAAAATCTACCTCTATTCCTCTTTCCAGTTTATCATTATTCTCTTCGGACTGAGCCATAAACCAAGCACACTTACCTGAGTCTTTTTCAACGCTGACGGTTCTGACTCCATAGTACACTTCATTAGGATTTCCACCAAAGAACACCCATCTATCACCAATATCCACAACAAGGTAGAACCCAACAAAATTATCCGATTTTAACGTATCATATGCTGTTTTGCATGCTGTTTCAAATTTCATCATATGGCTCACCTTCTTTCACAAGCTGTAACTCCTCTATCTGATAGATTAAGGTTATCTATTCTCCATAATTTTACATCCTTAACTCTGCCAAAGTCAAGACTTCCATATGCTTTACCAGTTTGTGCATCATATAGTTTTAATATTCCGTTTTTGTATTCTCCAACTATTACATGACCTGTTCCATTAAATCTTGAAAAACATATTCCAAATCTCGCTCCATCACCGCTGTTTTTTGCTATAGCAACCATATCGCTATATGAGTAAACCTCTTTTACCTCTGCTCCGTCCCATGCCGCCCATGGATTAGCATTCAGGTAATGACTGCCACCACTCTTATATGGCTTAGCCGTTACATCATAGCCTCGTTTTCTCATTTCATACGCAACTGCGCAATTTGGGCAATTCATTGAATACCCATCATATGAATAATGCTTATAGTTAGGGTTTGCATTCTCTACAGCATTATCATCAGGCTCAATTGTTTTCCATGACTTTGGGATGCCACCATAGTATTTACCTGCCAACAAAGCGGATAAAACCTGAGAATCATACTTCTGTATATCTTCCTGAGTTATTTCAAGATACTTTCTCTGGTACTCCTCAAACTCATCTGTCTTGTCAAGATCAAAGTATGCTGCCCTATCCTTTAGAGTCTGAAGCTCTTCATCATCCAGCGCCCATCTGGCACGCTGTAAGAGACAGCAACGACAGTTACAGTCTTCCGCCGGATCTCCAAACATTCCAGGAGCCTTAATCTTACGACCACCAACCTCAAAGGGCTCATCGACTTCCCGGATCTGTCCATCAAGCATCTGATGATGTTCTCTCGTTGCTCCGTCAAGAGTGGCATCCCACTGTTTCAATACATCTGCCCCTTTGCTTTTTGCAATATACATAGCGTCCAGCGCTGACTGTACCTGTATACGATGCCCTTCAGTCCTCGCAATGCGGATAGAGTTGTTATAAGCCTTCTGAAATGGAGTATTTGCCATGTGTCTTGAGAGCTTACCAGCCACCTCATTCCACGTTGAGCCATTTGCAATGCCTCTTGATACCTCTGCTCTGACCGCTTTCTTGAGGTATGTCACATCCTCGCCCATTTTGTCGTAGAGCGACTTACTGAGCTTGCTGTCCGTCTGAATAGCTCTCACAACTGCCGTCTGATCTATCGGCATGATGATTGGGATGCCTGTCTTTTGCAGGTCATACATGACACCTGTGTATCCGTCTCTATAGCACTTCGTCAGGTAGTCAGACACAGTTGCATATGAGTTAGACTGCAGGTTACTCAGAACACCCTCAAGTTGTGCTTTCAAAGCCTCCTGATACTGTTTCTGATATATGATGCTCTGCAGATTCTCCATGTCGGTTCGCTCTGAGAGTTCCCTTATCTTCTGTTCACAGTCTTTCAGAGCCTGCGTGTATACCGCCTTGAGCTCCCTAATGGTCTGCTTTTCTCTATTTAGTTGTGCCTGTGTTACCTGTTTTTGTGCGTTGTTCATCATTTTATCCCATTAAAAAACAAGGTTAGATTTTAACCTTGTTTTGTGTCTACTGTACGCAAATATCCATCGTGAATGAGTGCTTTTCGCCCGGCTGAATTGTCACAGGATCAATTACTTCACGAGCCAACATCAATGTACCAAAATTAACCTGATATGCATATAGACCAATTTCAGATATAGTTAATGGTGCACTACCCATGTTTTTAATAACTCTGGTAATGGTTACAATCGAACTTGAAAAACTAAAAGGGATATCTTTAGTCTGTGTAACGACTTCATAATCCTCAGTTAATGCCTCTAGTGCTGTATCTGTACTTTTAGGTGGCGTTGATCCTGTACCTAGTACCAAAGCAATTCCTGTGGATGAACTGTTTTCTTTTTTTAATTTCAATGAGTTCCCGCTTAGCATGTTTTTAAGCCAAGAGTAACCTACAGATGCAACACTGTTATCTACATATTTACATACACCATAGTTGATAGAGTTACCCTGGCAATTAAGACTAATAAGTCCTGCATAATTATTTGTAAGCATATGTTTTTCCCTCCTAGTTCAATGATGTATCTATCTTATGTGTTACTCGACATCGCACAATCTCAGACGGCATTGTAGTATTCAACACCTGTGTATTCGATGTGCCTGTCTGTATCTTCTCCGCATTCTCAAACATCTCGTCGAATGTCAAACTGCTTGCGGTCTCAACTCCCTTGTCAGTGATGATCTCCGCAAGCCTTTCCTTGACATCACTGCCACGTTTTTTTACTGCGTCCAACTCCTTGTACAGCTGTCCTGCAAGGTCTGTCATATACCGCTCTTCAATCTCACTCTCAACTGTCTCACAGCCCTCAAGAACCTTCATTCTTGTGAGTTTGGTGTTGATCTCGTTGATGATGTTACCCTCACTATCAAGCTTCTTGAAGCATACAGTGAAGCCGACATTGCCCGGCACTGTACATGCAGTAGCACCAACAAGCCAATCAAAGGTTATAATGCTTGCATCATCAGAGAGTGTATAATTCTCTATAAAATACACATCTTTCTGCTCTTCTTCATTCACATAGTTGATTGATATCTGATATTCAGTGAGATCTATGCCCTTATACGCTGCCGGCACTTCAAATGTCAGCCGGTTTACATCTTTGTCATGATATACACCGATGACCTCGCCAGCCGGCATCTTCACCGCTCTTGTATCTAAATCTATCTTGTATCTTTTATTTTCCATCTGCTCCATCTCCGTTCTCGCCATCTGTATTGATATTATCAAGTACCTTCTGAGCCTCTTCCGTGCTTTCCTCTTCATTAGGCAGCTTGTCCTTGATCTCCTCATAATCAATATCAAGCCAATCACAGATAGCTTTGATAATCGTCTCATCATTAAGTATGCTTGCAACATTAAGTATTGTATTGATCTCTGTCTGCCTTACCTGAGCCTCTGTAAGTTCTATCTGTGCATTTTCCTGTGCATTGCTCATAATCTCATGAGCGAACTCAAAATAAACATCCTCGGCCTTATATGCCTTGTTCTCAGCCTTGTTGATCTCGTCAATGACAATCTCTACTATCCTCCTCAAGAACTTTCTAAGAGCTTTCTCTATCTTTTTTGCCTTAAGGTCAAGGAGAGAATAAGCCGCCTTGATGGCTATATTCGTAGTGGCTGATGTGTCCTTGAGTCCGGCGGTATTCAGCCCCATGCCGAACCTGTATATATTCTTTTCATCAAGCTCCAGTTTTGCCTGTCGTGCCTGATATGGTACATCAACAGTCTTGACATCTACGTCACCATCCTCACCTATACCTATGATCTTCTTTGTTTTGAGGTTTGTCTGAAGCTCATTCAGGTTGTCTCCCTGAAAGCCTTTGATAGCATATAGTGGGGAATCAAAGTCTATGAGGTTGTTTGACAGGCTTGAGGCCATCAGGTCATAGTCATCTATGAGTGGCTTTACAGGCTTGAGGCTTGAGAACTGCTTCTTGTTGTTATCCAGCCGGAAGAATGGAATATAGCCAAATCCATCAAAGTAGGTGGCCTTATCTCCATTATTCTTTGTGTAAAGTACATGAGGCTTTGGGTTGATTGGTTCAGTATCATCTAACACCACCGCCCCATTATCAACCTGGACATAATAATATGTCTGCTTATCATCCCAGACCTGTATTCTCTCAATAGTCTTGTGCCCTTTGTCTATCCTGTCCGTATAGTGGTAAATCGTGTATGCACAGCCATCATCTGTGTCCTTAGCTCTTACCTCAATAACTCCGATACTGTCAGCATTGGCAAATGACATCATATCTTTGGCGTTCTTGTATGCGTACATATACGCAAAGCCTTTGACCTGCATATCCGTGATAGCGTCAGAAAGCTCAGACATGAACTCATCATTGTTGTTGAAATACTTGTCCATGTGCTTCTGCAGTTCAGTGTCGTTGGACTTTACAATGCCATCCCCTGATAAGATATACTGAGTGCATTGGTCAACCAGCTCTGTGAAGAACGGATGCGGTATCTTCACATTGCTTCTAGTCTTGTCCTCTACCAGTTCGCCGTCCGCATTGTAATAGAACAATCTATACTTCTCTATGTCATGATCGCCGTCATAGTATCTTTCGCCTGTCCGGGCGAACTGCTTCTTTTCTGATGTGCGGTCACTGTCTATCAATTCTTTTATCTCGTCAGGGGTTAGCATTTTTTCACCTCTCTATACCAGCCATGTTCCCTTAGGCTTATCATTCTCATATACACCAGTCAGAGCATCCGGAGCATCATCATGAGCATTCTTACCCTCTTTCTGATACTTCCTTATTGCTTCCGCAAAATCTGGCCATCTGTCTTCCCAATTCACAGGGAAGAGAACGTTCTGCATTACTCCTGTGCTATTTGACAGGATCCTTGATGTCTTATTCTTTGACTGAAAGAACCACTGTATTTTAGTGTGAGTATTTCCCAAAGATTTCAGTTCTCTTATAACGTTTCTGCTGAATCCTCGACCGCCATTATTGCTCTCTATTAAAGCATTACCAACGTTATTGTTTGTCAGCATCTGAGCTGTTGCCGGCTCAGTAACTTCCATTGGCTCTTTTGTATATAAAACGTCAAGTATGTAATATGTACTCTCATACATGCCATAACAAATAGAACACAGGTAATCGCCACCTGTGTCTGCTGTATCTGTATAATTCAATATATATTTGAATAGGTTATTACCCTTGCTATCCCTCGGAATATCCGTATATGTCTTGATATGACTGTATAGTCTGCCCTTGACATCTATAGGCTCCTGCTGGTAATTTGCAAGGATTATATCCTTGTTCATATTCTTGGTCTTTATCTTGTAATCCTTATATGACAGGATAGCTTCACAGAGCATTGCCCCATCGTCTTGTACTGCCTTGTAATTGATATGAACTACATTGTCATAGTTGGCAAGTACATATCCGGCAAGATCTTTTGTTGACCATCTTGTCATAATTATGATGATTTTAAAATCATTCTCTGTTCTGGAGAGCATTGTATTGTTGAACCAGTCAATCTGCTTCTGCAATACTGATTCATTGTAGGCTTCCTCACTGTTCTTGATAAGATCATCTATTATCATGATATTACAGCCAAATCCTGTTGCTGTACCTGTCGGAGAAGTTGCAAGGTAATTGGCCTGTTGACTGCCCTCAAGACTCCATTTCTGTGCTGCAGCCTCGCCATACTTTATCTTTGTGCCAGGGAATATATCTCCATATGTCAGAATGCCCTCTGTAGGCTTTTCTGCTATAACATCCCTGACAGCCTTTGCAAATGTTCCTGACAGGGTCTCATTATATGATCCTGTCATAACCTTTTTGTCTATACCATATTTACCAAATAACCACTGAACAAATTTAGTAGCTGTTCGTGACTTTCCATGTCGTGGTGGCATATTTACAACCATTATCTGTTGTTCTGCATCTTCCACGAACCACTGTAGCTTATCTGCAAGATCATGCAGAAAGCCTCTGTCGTTACTATAGAAATCAGGAGAGGTCAGCTTACAATACTGCCAAAACTCTCTCCTTGATAGCTCTATCTTTAGCTGTTGCTGTAATAAAGGGTCATGCCTGTCAATCATTATCAATAAGTTTCTTCAATTCCTCTGTTGTAAGCCCCTCAAATGCATTTGGTGTGGTATTCTTCACTTCCACCTTTTCTGTGAACATACCCAAATGCTTACCCAGGAGCTCCAACGCCTGTATCTTGCTATAAGGCTTTATTTCAAAGCCATCTCGACCCTTTTTTATAACTGCAATAGCTTTTTTCTGATCCTCTGTCAGTTCATCCGTCAGAATAGGCTCTACTGTCCTGTATTTCACCTGATTGCCGTCCTCGTCAAGTACCGGAACCATGTTTCCATCAACCTCTACCATAGCGTCCTTTTCAACTACTTTTGCATAGTCAGATGCCTTTGCAAATGCAATCAGTGCCAGTTCTCGTAATACACTGTCCTGAGTAATCTCTGTGCGTTTTTCACGCTCTTTTTGTAGCTCAAATATTTTCTTTTGAATACTAACATTTACTAACAAGCGTGCTCCTTGCTCATTTGCTGTTTTCTTTGAATACCCTGCCCTTATAGCTGCCTGTGTGGCATTAAGGTCAATCAAGTATTCATCACAGAATCTCTGCTGTTTAGCTGTAAGTTTAGCCATAATGTCACACCTTCTCTCTATTACTTCTGTTTCTTTCTCACTCTCTTCGGGATCACAATCTTGTACCGCGGTTTACATACATTCTTTACCTCTCCACCCCAATTTATAGTTGGCTGAAATTTGTATATCTTAGTGCACTTAACCATCACCTTTATCATGGCTATTGGTAAAGCCAGCCTGCCAAGTATCGGATGTATGTATTCAAAACTATATTCAGGTCTCACAACCTCGAATCTTTTAATCTTACTCATATCTCACACCTCAAACAAAATAGCCCAGTGGGGGAGAGAATCAATAACGACATTTTCACATTTTACGATTTAGGAGTTTACATTTTAACCACTGGGCATAAGAAAAGGGACACAACCGAAATGGCAAACGGTCATGTCCCTTATGAATCAATATAATTTTACCATTGCAGTATACCACGTTTACAATGTGCTATGTTGTGCTAAAGTGTGTTTTTTTGTGCTAAAGTGTGTCGACTTTCTCATTTAAGCACGCTCTTTCAAACTCCAACAAGGCATATCCATGAGCATGCCTTGTCCGATCATATGAATACCCAATTTCTTTTGCTATAGTCTTTAAGGTCTTAAATTCTATATACTTCTTAAATAAGATCTTCATGTATGTTATGTCATCAAGCATATGTATCTGTCCTATCACCTTATGCTTGAGCTCCGTGAACCTCTCTATGTCCTCATGAATCTCATTTTCAAGGTCAACATACTTTGCCACCTTATTGCTCATAGAATCAGCCTTAGCGCTTGTCTGCACCTTTTCTGCCGAATAATCAAATGCCCCTGTACAGGTTGCATCTTCCTTAAGTCCTGCAAGCTCTATCTTCTTCTGTCTGATCTTCACATCAAGAAGCTCCACCTGTTTCAAATACTCTTTCGCTTTCACCGCCTCACCTCCTACTTGTTCTCCCGGATGGTGAAATCCAAGCCTGTTTCTTCCTTTAGTGTCTGTATCAGATCATCCCAGATAATTTCTTCATCACACAGCGCATCAGTCTTTAAATTAAATCTTTCGCAGAATCTCTCAAGCCTCTTCTGTCCAAAATCAAATTCATCTCGAAGTACCATGCAACTCATTATCAAAATACAATCTATTGTATTCAGTTTGATTTTATACACAGCTTCGTCAAGCTGCTTCTTACTGACTTCAAGCGGAATGAACACAGCACCTCTAGTCTTGAGCTCTTTCTCTGCTGCTTCCATGCCCTGCGTCTTGATGACATTCATAAGCCATGCAGCACCCGCCATTCTTGCTTCGTGTAGTTTTCTATCTGATTTTGCCATCCTTTCACTCCTTCCGGGTAAATCTTTTCATCAAGTGATTATATGGATCTGTCTGTGTCTTAAACCCTATCTGTCTTTCTCCAAGCGGATCATTGAGCTGTGCTCCATCAAGGAAATCTCGCAGTTCTTCCAGACAGTCCGGACATAAATCCTTTGATTCCACCGGGTCATCGAATACATCAACTACTCTTGTTCTTATAGCTATTCCATGTTCAAGCGGCAGATCATAGAACCCGCCGCATCTGTCGCATTTGCCTGCATATGCCATTCTATACGCTCTCCTTTATCAACTCTGGATTATCAAATATGTTTCCAATAACTTCTATACCGTCTTGATAATCATAAATATGCTCTTCTTCAAATCTTCCATCTTCAAGTAATACATTAAAGTAAAAACCTGCTTCACTTTCATTCCAACCAATGTATCCGCAGCATTCTTCAGTAAGGCAATTTACAATATCATTCTCCCAAATTAGCTTGCCGTTCTTGTCTTTCAAGCCTGTGCACTGACAGATAGTATCTGGTCGCACTTCAAATGCAAATGGTGCCCCTGCTTTATTGCTGATATACCATTTATTTTCCTTACAATGTAAAAATCCGCTTACCCATTTCCCATTGCAGGTTTTTGCCTTGTATAAGTATCTATCTTTCATCCACTCCACCTCTCTTCACGATCTCCACAGCATCATCAAAATTAACCACCAGCTCTCCGCCCATGCCCTGATTGCCGTACCTTTCAAATGACTTGTCCTGCAGCTCTGAAACAGCCTTGTCCACATCGTAGACTGTTGGATGCTCCTCAATAAGTTTTTTCGCCTCAATTCTCATTGATTTCTCTGACTTACGTTTCTCTAGTCCTTGTTTCTCAAGTGCCTTTATCGCCATATCAAATGCCTTTCCGGTATCATTCACATAGGCATAATGTGAATATCTATAATCTGTTGTTTCCTTTAATTTGGCTATTGCTTCTCTCTCTTCCATATTCCCGCGCTCCTATCTTCTCAGCCTTGCCACAGCTGCATTCCATTCATTTATAAAGTTCAATACCCATGTAGCCGGATATGTGCATGCCCCAAGCTGTTTTGATGTTTCAAATGCTCTTATCCAGTTTGGATCCTGTTTTGTCTCTTCTGATACCTTTGCCATCCTTACACCTCCACTTCATCATCTGCCGGAAACCGGAACACCTTCGGTGGTATGAAACAGAATGCCTGCTGATAGCCACTACCCTGTAGGATTCCGGGACCGCCGTCACACGATATGTAACTACCGTACAGCTTCGTCATATCCTCCAGCACTTTCTCGGCCTTTTCCCTAGAACTATATTCAGCCATAATTACACATTCTCCTGAATTGTCATTCCAACTGTATATTATTCTTGTTCCTTCACTCGTATAATCCATAGTGATAGTTCCATTTTCATACTCAATATCTATATAGCCCCAGCCTTTCTGACTAATTAACCTCATCACTCCTCAACCTTCCTTTCCGCCTCAAGCCATCTGCGGGTACACTCACAACAATGCCCTGTGCATTTATTGCCATCAAACCCTATCTCATTCGGACACATGATTATCTGCGCAAGATCCGCATCCCCAAGCGACCTGATGTAGTCGCCGTTGGTCATTGGCTCATAGTTGTCAACTGCATTCTTGTACAGTGTGCGCATGGCTCCTCTGACTCGTCTCTGTGTCTATACTTGCAAGTTTTGCAAATCTCTACTCTCTCTGGTACTATCTCCATCGTATATCTCCCTTCCTGATCATCTCTCTTATGTCTGTGTTGCTGAAGCTCTCATGGTAGCCCTGTTCGCTTTGCATCAGCACATGGTGCTCATATACCTTGATGATTGCCCAGCACTTCCAAACCCTTATAGGGACATTCTCCTCTTTCCCACCTTTTGTGAGGATCTTCACCACCCGCCCCGGTCGGCAGATGGTGTTGTATACAGCGTCTATTTCAAAATCCGTCATTTTCATTTGTTTTCTCCTTTTACTCAGCAAGAAACTTGTTGATGAAATACTGCTGTCCCTTGCCTGTTACCTTTGTTGTTCTTGTCTCCCTGACTGATCCATCAGAATTAACAACAGTGCTGATTTTTACCTCGAATAATCCCATGTCCATGCTTCTCTGAGTTGGTGCATTTCTGTCGGTTCTTTTATTGCCCTTGATCAGATATCCATTTTCTCTCAGCCACTCATACAATCTATTCTGCCCAATATTGACACCATTCTGTTTTAATATCTTGGCAAGCTCTCCGACCAATATTGATGTATGACTTGCTGCAACCGCATCAGCGAATATTGCCTTTGGCTTCATGGTCTTTATCTGCTTGTCTCTCTCCTGTATCTTGTTCTGAGCCACCTGCAAGGCTCTGGCCATTAATTCATCATCCGTCATAGTCTCCTGCCCGGCTATGTAGCCGCCGTTCTTACGGATTGACGGCAACACCTCGGATGTTACCCAGCGTTTGAACCGCTTTGCGTTTGGAAGCTTACTGCCAAGAATCAAGCTGTAAAGTCCACTTTCGTTTATAAGGGTCAGCCCTCTAGTTGGAATATCAAAGGTCGGGAAATGCGACCTTTGGATTACTGTCCTATCATCCTCGTCTATATGAGTTGAAATTGCATCTTTGGTGTTGCTATACCCCAGTATTTCAGCCACATCTTTTCCCACAAACCAAGGCTCGCCATCTATATTCACTGTTCTTATCTCTCCAAATTCTTTATTTTCATATATCTTTAAATCGTTCACTAAAAGCCTCCTCTATACAAAACATAACTGTCCATTCTCTTCTTCGCCTATCCTCATGTTTGGCATCCTCTTCCTTACACAAAGCTCCGGAAGATTCGACCTCACCATCGCCGCCGGTATAGGTGGACAAACTGCATTTCCACATCTCCTAACCTGTTCGCTTCTTGAATATGTCTTACCTGTGCTGTCATGATCTATGATGTAATCATCTGGGAACCCCTGGCATCCATATAGCTCCTTTGGCTCAAGCATTCTGAGACCAATGTCCACTATCTGATACTCAACGCCTTGGATTGTTACAAGTCCGAACCGGTCTCTTGATGTCACTGTATCAAGCGGCTGTTCTATGTCCTGCCCTGTACCCTCTCCGTAGTATTTAATCAAGAATGCTCTGACCTCTCCAAAATGTCCGGCTGATGTTGTAACTGTATGCAGCGGCTCTCTCTCATCCTGTCCTATTCCTGTTTTGTAGAACTTACTGAGGAACGAAGTCACAAGGCCATATCTGTTTGAACTGTCCACTGTCATGATCGGATTCTCTATACCTTGACCTCGCACCTCGTCTGAATTGGTCTCCGAATGATATTGAATAAGTGTAGGACTTATTAGACAGTGCTCATTCTTGCTGACAATAGTAGTAAGTGGTTCTCTCACATCTTTGCTACGATCTGCAGAGAATCCAGTCTGACCTATCTGAACCATATATGGTTCTACAACTCCATATCCGTGCTTCCCTGTAATCGTCGGCATTGGATCTCTTATGTCCTGTGGCTTTCTATCGCCGCCATGATTGCACTGGATGATGAACGGCTCCGGATTATCCAGAACGAACTTCTTCAGCCCTCTTGCAATCCTCTGCATAGTCTTTGGTGCAAGCGGCCTCACCGCCCGGATGCCATACTTCTCCTTGATCTCATCTGATGTATCAAAGATACTCGGACAAGGTAAGCTGAAATCAAGCTGTGTATATGCTCCAACATAAGGCTTGAGCAGTCCCGCCTTGACCTCTTCACTGTCTGCCGGTGCATGCGTAGGCTTTGGCCACATGATAGGTGCACCATCACACCTTGCGATCATAAAGAACCTTTTTCTTTTAGTCGGTGCTCCGTAGTCTGCCGCCACAAGCTCTCTGAACTGTACCTCATATCCCAGCTCATTGAGCTGCTTTACAAACTTCCTGAAAGTATCTCCTTGCTTTGCCTTTATCGGATGATGTCCTCTGTTGAGCGGGCCCCATGTCTTGAACTCCTCAACGTTCTCCAGCATGATCACTCTCGGTCTCACAAGAGCCGCCCATCTGCAAGCTACCCATGCAAGCCCTCTGATGTTCTTATCCTTTGGTTTGCCACCCTTGGCCTTTGAAAAATGCTTGCAGTCTGGTGAGAACCAGGCAAGAGCTACCGGGTGTCCCTCACAGGCTTTCACAGGGTCAACCGCCCACACGTTCTCACAATAGTGCTTTGTGTTTGGATGGTTGACCTTATGCATCCTGATGGCTTCCGGGTCATGGTTGATAGCTATATCAACGCTGTATCCTGTAGCCATCTCAATTCCTGTTGATGCCCCGCCGCCTCCGGCAAAGTTATCAACAACAAGCTCTCCGTTTATCACTCGTCGCCCACCTCCAGAAAGTCAAACAGCGTCGGTGAGTCAACCTCATTCTCCTCGGACTGCAGATAGCCAACACCATCTCTGAAGTAATCCGGATTGAGCTCACATCCCTTGCCAAATCTGTGCATCTTGACCGCCATCATTGGTACTGTCATAAGGCCGCCGAACGGATCATATACCACATCGCCCGGATTGCTGTACCTGTTGATAATTCTCTCAACAATATCAAGCTGCAGCGGGCACACGTGCATCGTTGCCCTTCGTCTGCTTTGCGTCGTGTTGAGCGTCCTCATCCGGTTTATGTCATCCCATACCTCAAGCTGATTCCAGGATCCCGGAGCAACCACCATGAATGTAGCTGGAAGCCTGCCATCTGTATCCAGGTACTTTGCAAGTGCCACATGCTCCTCATAATTGTATACGTGCTCTCTGCTGTACTGCCTGTACACTCTCTGTAAGTTGTCCACAGATACACCCTCAAGCTCCTCTTTGCTTATCAGCCTGTCTCCTGAACTTCTCCAGTATCCATGAGCATCTATCTGCCACTGTGCTCTTGTGTACTCATCCTTGGACTTTGTAACCGGATCATCAGCGTATGCCTTGCTGTGATCTGTTGGCAGCTTGCGGAATAACAGGATATATTCAGGACATCCCACACCCATCTTGGTGCCATCCTTGCACTGCTCAGTCCATCCGAGCCGGTATGTCTGGTTATTCTCTCTTACAACATCCGTAACCACTGTTATCATTCCAAAATACTGGAAGCCATGACGCATATAGTGTTCTATGCAATCAGCGTGGAATGGCTCAATAGTCGGCATTCCTGTGCCGGTAGCATTTCCAAACAACACTCTATCCTTAACGTGGATGGCCGCCACTCTTCCTGGCTTCAGCACCCTCAAAAGCTCCGGTGTCAGGAAGTTCATCTGTTCAAAGAACCGCTCTGTATCCTGATTGTGTCCGAAGTCGTTATAATTTGCGCTGTACTCGTAGTGATTGCCGAACGGTATCGACGTATGTATCAAATCAACACTGTTGCTCTCCATTGCCCTTGTCTCTTCCACACAGTCGCCATACACAGCCTCATAATGCTTGCCTCTTACCGTTCTCTCTTCTCTTGTGCCTTCCACACCCATCTTCCTCTCTAATCTCTCCGTTTTGTTTGCTGAATCAAGGCCATACTTCTTCACGATCTCAATCATCTTCTTGACCATGTGATTATGATTCTTCCACTTCTCGATCAGTGCGTCCTTGATCTCCCGCTCATTCTCCATGTAGATGATGTCTATTACTACTGTGTCATGCTGCAGGAACCTGTAACACCTGTGCACAGCCTGTATGAAGTCATTGAACTCATAATCAATACCAACAAATATCTCTCGGTGACAAAACCGCTGGAAGTTACATCCTGAACCGCTGATTGACTTCTTGGTGGCAAATAACCTTGTCTTGCCATTGCTGAAGTCTATGACTCTTTGCTCCCTAAGGTCGTAGTCCATGGATCCGTATATGTCCACTGTCTCCGGCAGAGCTTTCTTAATAGCGTGTCTCTCTGCTTCCTGATCGTGCCACAGAATGAAATGATCCTCCGGAGAGCTATCAACTATCTCCTTCATCTTCTCGACTCTGGCATCTATGCTCTCACGCTTGATCTTGGCTGCCTCTTTAAGTCCTGTGCTTGCCTGCGTGAAAAGCTCCATCTGGCCGTCCCTGTCAACTGAATCTCCGTAGTGTATCGGTATTTCGTGCCACCTCACATCCAATGGAGGTAGAACGTATCCATCATCGGAGTAATCTGGATTGAGATCCGATGGTTTTGTGATAAAGAGCGCCCAGCTACTCACCCACAACCAAAACTCATCTTCCATGTTCGGGTACAGTGTCAGGTTATTTGCCTTGGTTGAATCCCTTTGAAAGAACCTTGTAAGTGCCTGTCCTGTGTCCATGACTTCAAGATATCCAGCATAGTGTATAAGCTCCTTGTACTTGTTCGGTGATGGTGTAGCGGTCGCTACGAGCTTGTAAGGTACATTTTTGAACTTGTCAAGGAATGTCTGGTATGTCTTAGATCCGAACGATCTAAGCACGGATGCTTCATCAAGTGAGGTTGCCGCAAAATACGATGGATCTATATCTCCGTCTCTCACTCTCTCATAGTTCGTCAGAACGATCTGACTTGTGCTTGCCTCAACCTCTTCCATGGTTCGGCAATATTCAGGCTTCTCATATCCGAGCAGTTCCACCGCATCCCGGGTAAACTCTTGCTTAACTCCAAGTGGTAATACAATCAACGCTCTACCGCCGGTATGTTCTGCTGCAAGGTGGCAAAACTCTATTTCCTGTGCAGTCTTGCCAAGCCCAAACAACTCAAACAAGGCTCTACGTCCACCCTTCAGCGCCCATGCCACCGCATCACTCTGATGTGGCTTTAGGGCTTTATTTATGCGGCTCTTATCGACCTCAAAGCCGCTGTCAGTAGCAAGCTCTATCTTGCTCTCTAAAAACTCTCTATATGTCATTCACTTCTCAGGAACCCGATATATCGTTACCCCGGCCGGAGGTTCGGCTCCTTTCGTGTGTTATTTATTATTGTTCAGCTCATCAGCCAGCATCTTCTCAAGCTGTCCAAGCTGTTCAGAATGATCTGTCTGTTTGAAGTTTGCAAATCCGTTTGGATTCACGTTCCGTGGCTGCCCTCGGCTCTTACCGTCATCCTTAAGCGGATATACTGATTTCCAGCCACGCATAATAGACTGATTGATTATTTTTATCTGCTCATTCTTATCGTGTGATAGACTGTTGAGCCTGTTTATAGTCAATGTGATTGCTCTATCGGTCATGGGACTCTTTATACCCTTACGAAACTTTATGTATTCATGAATAGCCTCGTCCAGTTCTGGAACATCACTATACTTGACCGGTTCAGACTTCTTACGTGGTTTCTCCACCTCCGCATGTGTGCACGCACGTGCCTTAGTAGGAGTATGTATATACTCCTCATTATCACTATCATTATCATATTCATTATCATTATCGGCTTTTTTGGGTTCGGTTGGGTTTTCCTCGGTTTCAGAAATAACCGTTCGGTTTTCAGAAAAACCATTCGGTTTATTTGGGTTTTCCTCGGTTTCAGAAATAACCGTTTCCTTTGTAGGTCTACCACCCTTTTTGCCGTTGGATTTATTACGCTCACATTTCTCCTCATATTTGGAATTGTCCTTGTCCATGCGTGCCTTGATAAAAGAGAAACACATGGCAAGCGCACTACCTTTTGGAAGATTCGGAACTTCGCCTGTCTCCTGGTAGTCCATCAGAGCAAACATTAACTCACCGACCTGCTCCGGTGGCAGCATCGACAAATGCTCTCTATATTCGGTATAAAAGACAAAGCTCCCTTTATTTCCCATGTGGCTCACACCTCCTTGATTCTGATTCCATGTTTATAAAGCATCAACTTGCGCTTTATGATGTATTCCTTTGTTCTCATGCCCTTTGTATCTTACACAACCATTTCAAATCCATCCCAGTAAACGAAGTCCGCTATGTATGAGCACTTACGCTCCAAGAGCTTCCCTGGCTTGAATCTGCCCTTGTTGGGTCCTTTTTCATATATCTCATTTGTGTGTTCTCTCTGAGCTGGTATAAGCTCAAATTCTCTCTGAAGCTGCAAGCCTGTTATCTTGCCAGCTTTCTCAAGCAATTTCAGCTCTGTATATCTCTGAGCTTCTTTCTTGCTGTCAAATGTGATGCCGTCTACAACAATCTTCCTGTTGCCGTATTTAGCTCGTGATCTGTTCCAAGCCATTGTTACTCCTTTCTCCCTGTCACCCTCATATAAGAGCAACAGGGATATATGCTTAAACCTCTGCGTTACTGTGTGATGTATTAACGCATGTCATGAACTCTACTTGAAACTTCCGAACAGTGCCGCTTCTGCAGCGTTCATCTCTGGCTGTGGATCCTGAACACTGTTCTGTGTATTCTGAGCATTATTCTGAGTATCCTGTGGCTCTGCCTGTGGAGCCTGTGCTTCTGGTTCATTCATCTCTGTTGCTGTGGTTTCCACATACTCATCATTGTCATTCTCAACGTATGTAGGATGTCCCTCAGCGTCCAAGGTTGCCATGTCGCCCTCAAATGCCTTCTGGAGTTCTATGCTCATTACTCCCCACTTGCTGATCAGCTGTCGGAGCATTGTCTTGTAAGCCATGCCATCAAAATTCTTATACCAGAACGATGAATACATCCAGGAATCACGAGGATCATAGTTACCGGCTTCATAGTCAGCATATGATACTCTCTGCTTCTCTCCGTACTTTGTCTTGATCTTTCCAGCATCCTTATAAAATGCCTGTGAATACTTGTCCGCATGAGCAAGCATCTGAGCCTTACTCCAATACATTGTCTTTCTGAATCCGTTCACAAGCTCAAACATTGCATAGTAGCCGATTGTCTCAGCCTCTTCACGCTTGTCCCAGTCATCAACCATGAGATTAACTTTGATGTCCTCGTTCAAAGGATCGAAATACTCAAGCTCACCCTCCTTGATAGCGACAACATTCAGTCTCTTATACTGACCGGAACGGATCGCAAGCTGGATATATCCCTTATATCCCATCTGGAACTGAGCTTCCTTTGTGCCTGCCTTGGTGTTGTTGAACGGAACCATATAATAGTGTCCGAGCTGTGGAGATGGCGAAAGCTGTAAACTCTCACCAAGAAGTGCAGCTGAAAGAATCGACTGATTCGTGCACTCCTGAAGTGTAGGGTTGGTGTTATATGCTGATACGATAGCAGATATGAACCTCTGTCCATTCTTACCACCAACTACCTTGTTGATCTGATTCTTGATTGCATCCTGTGTAAGGTATGCTGTGATTCCAAAATTCTGCTGTGCTTTACTTTTTGCTACCAAACTGTTATTTACTGCCATTATTCCGTACCTCCTAATGTAATCCGAATGCCTTGCGCAATGCCTCTTTCAGCACCTGCTGAAGATCCCCTGTGTTGCCCCTGTTGCTTCTTACTTTGGACAATATGTCAAACGTATCATTTATAAGCCCCTTCATAATCTCGTCAAGGTCTCCCTCAGCTTTGGATGCTTCCATTGCTCTGCTTATCAGCTCTTCTGCAGCTGACTCTCCATACTCTTTAGCAAGGGATTCTCTCATTCCCTTCACCATAATTGCCAACTCCGATACAAGAACCGGTGTTGTTCCTCTCATTGATACTGATCCCATTTCTGACTTAATCATCTTGTTACCTCCTACTTAATCGCTCTAAATGTTATATTTCTACTCTGGAAGAACTCTCTCAGAGCCGTTGCGTCCTCTGTTGTAAGTTCTACTTCAAACTTAACTACCATCTTCTGTGGTTCCGGCTGTGAGTCCTGTACTGGTGGTGTCATAGCCTGTGCCATAGCCACTCTCTGTGCCTTGCGCTCTTCCTCAGCCTTTCTACTTGCCTCTGCCTCAGCCTTTGCCTTTGCGATCTCTGACATTCTCTTAGCCTCAGAAATGGCCTTGTTGATGTCTAATGTCTCCTTGAATACCTCTGTAGCCTCAAATCCGAACTCCGGGAGCTGACTGAGTGTAAGCACTCCGTTGCCGATCTCATACATCTTTGACCTCATCTGATCTTCGATACTCTTCATTGATACCGAAGCATTCAACCACTTCGGATCCCAGATCTTCTCCAACGTGACAAAATTCTGGAAACCTATCTGAGAGAACAGCACTTCAATGGCTTTCTGCTTTTCGGCCTTGCGTTTCTCATCGTATGCCTTGACCTGTTCATCTATCACCGCTATAGGCTTGTCTATAATGCCTATGATTTCGTTGATCTGAGCCTTAAACACATTAAACGGCTGCATGTATTCTTTCTCTCTTCTGATGCGCTCATCATTGAGGGCTCTCTTCAGCTTGTTCAGATTGGCCTTGTCTGCCTTTGCGTCCTTGATCTGATCATCTGTGTAGACAAGCGTCTCATAAAATGAGACCTTAGATGTAAGCTCAGCCTTGAGCTCTTCGTAGTTAAAATCAATCTTCTCCGGTATCGCTACCTCATTAACTCTTAATTCCATTTTTAACCTCCTAATTCAGCACCAGCTCCATCTGGTGACTCTCCTTGTTCTCACGTATCATCGACATGATACGCTGTGTCTGTCGCTGTCTCTCTTCCTCACAGTCGCAGTGTTCGCCTGGATCCAGGTAAGCACCGCACTGTTGACATTCGTTGTAATACATGCCATTTCCTTTCATATTTCCGGGAGTATCAGTGGTGGCTCTTTCTTCGTCTGTACGCACTCCCAGAAGTCTCTTTCAGCGTCAATAAGATACTGAATGTCATCCTCTACCTCCGACCGCTCTATCGGATAGTGTTTGGTCTGCAAATATACCTCTCCATCAATTTCAAACTTGAGCTGTGCCTTGAGTACCGCATATTCAAACTCTGTCACCATCAAGTAATGAAGCACCTGTATGTAATAGTTATCTGGCACTCTGTTATCCCATTTTTTCTTCTGACTTGACTGCAGGATCTCTGTGGTCTTGATCTCAAGCACACCATTGCGTCCATCCCGGTCCATAAGCCATCCGTCAAGGCTTGCATGCGCCCATGGGTACTTATCATTCGTGAACATGTTGTTTTCCACATATCCAACTTGATACTGTGGATAATCCAACTTGAATAACTCCCTCAGATGCTTTTCTGCCTCTGTTCCATACTTGACATAAGGCTTGTCTGATATGTCCTCAGGCTCTATGCCGTAGGCTTTCTCCTTGAACAAATCCACATTGGTCTTGTATGGGCTCATCCCAAAGATAGCCGAGGCATCCGACCCACCTATCTTGGTTCTTGCCCTGAGCCATTCTTCATGGCTGCCAAGGGCTTTCATACTTACCATGGCTGTTCACTTTCTCTCTGATCTTCAATCCTGTTCATCTGCTCCACTGTGTTAAGCAGTCCCAGCTCTGTGAATACTGTTCCAAGCAAATATGCTATGAGGCTGCCAACCGGGAGAGCCATAATCAAAGCCGTGTTAAATATGATGTTGTATGCCATAATGATCAGTATTATCAGCATCGCCGCAAGGCACACTGCCTTGACAGCCTTTGTATCCATGTTTCTCCTCTTCATTGCTTTTCTTCCCCTTTTCTGCTATGATTTTCTTGAGTTATTTTTTATTTGCACCGGCGGATTGCAGTCCAAAGGTGCTTTTTTACTGTCAGGGATCTAATTCATCCCAGTTTATGACGGCTTCTTTTGCCACCTTATTTATGTCGAACGGCGGCACTCGTCTGCCAGCGTCAAGCTGTTTCTTGTACTTCAGATAATCCACCAAGGCAAGCACATTGACCCTTGTTACTCCAGCACCATCCAGTATGGTGTATGGTCCATATCTGCCAGACTGGACATATCTGTCAAGATCTGCTATACGTCTGGTTGCTGTAGATAATGACATCTCAAATATCTTCATCATTTTCGCCTTGCTTATGTACGGCAACCGGCCAATCTCCCTGACACCTATTACCTGTATGTCTTTGACCGCTCTGCTCATCACTCTCACTCTCCTTTCTCTATGACCAGCCTCAGTGCTCCTGTATTTTTATCCTTTTTCTGCTGAAACAAATACATCTACCAAATGGCAAATCGATCTGTAACCATGATTCAGCGTATCTGATCCCCTTCTCCGTGTATTTTGTTATGTAATGGTGCATCGTTTCCATCTCCTTTCCTGTGATATGCGCCGTCATCACAACAGTCTTATTACGATTACTGTAGCTATGCCTATGGCTGCTCCTATCAGCCCCATCACTGCAGGTCTGATGTAATCGCACCAAAGATCTTCCATGAAGTATGGCTCCTTGAGTTTCTTCTTAATCTTTTTGAGCATCGCTTGATCTCCTTTCAGCTTATTGTGTGATATACTCCTATTACAGGCTCCTGCCAGAGCCGAGTAATGCAAGGAGGTAAAACCTATGAAACTTAAGACGTTTGATGAATTCATGAATTCTATCTCAGACGATGAACTAGATGAAATTTCCCAAGATGCCGTAATGACAGCCAATGAGAATCCTGAATCTAATTTCTCTACCCAATTAGTAACTGCTAGTTTTTTTATGAGCACTAGACTTCTTCGTCGTTATCATGAATGGCTTTCCGAACAGTTTGAGCAAATACCTTAGAAGAAATTTCTATGTTGTCTGTCAATTTGCCAAACATATGGGGCTCCAGCAGCTTTCTGATTGTCTGGAGCTCTTTTTTTATCTGCAAAAGCTCTGTGTATATCTTCTTTATCATGCCTCTCCTTTCTTATTTTTCTTTATTCCTCCATGTGTTATAATCACTCTAACAAAAGGATTTATTTACAAGGAGGGATTTTATGGCACCTATAGTTGTTGCAATCATTTCAGTAGTTGGATCATTTGTTGTAGTCTATCTAACAGCAATAAAGGAATTATTTACACAGAAGTATCAAATTCGCCGAGAACAGCTTGATAACTTCTATATACCTTTCTATCAGTTCTATTGCCGTGGACTTCTGCTCTATAACAAACTCAGTAAACTTGGTCCTGAGGCAAGAGGTAATCTCTTAGATTTATTGACCAGTAACATCTATCTCATGGAGCCTAAATCACAAGCACTTTATCCTGATTTTTACCTTGCCTTTCTCAATATGCTTGAGGCTGAAAATGGCAACAAGGACTATCCTTTAGATAAATGTTCTGAAGAACTTGATATTGCATTTAACAGACTAAAAAATGCTGTATTCACCGAGTACAAAGGAATATTAAAGAAATGCAATCTCCCAGTACCTTCAATACCGCAGCAGTAACCATTCTATCTTTGAGTACGCACGCAATTGCTGATATATTTGCAATCAGAACAACAACTACCACTATCCAACCAAACATCTTTTCTCTCCTTTCTCTTATCCACTTAGTCCGCATTTTGCAAACTCATATGGTAAAAAAATATTTTCCTCTGGGAATCCACAAATGCTTGCAAAGAGACACAAATCTGCTTTAGACATCTTAGTATTGTAGCTTTCCCAGCTGCCTATAGTAGCTCTTGATACTCCCATTTTATCAGCCAATTCCTGCTGTGAAAGCTCTGCATTTACTCTAACGGCAGCTAATTTAATTTTAATTGGCAGCAAAAACTATCATCTCCTTTCATTGAGCATACTTGAATAATACTCCGCATTTTGCAAACTGTCAATACATTTTGCAAACTTTTTTTACTTTTTGCATTGCCATATTCCGCAAAATGAGTATAATCAATATTAAAGGAGTGTGAAAGAGATGGGAACTAACCAATTCGCAAAATTATTAAAATATTATCTTAATCTTAATGGTAAAACTCAGTCCGATATGGTGAATGCATTGGGTTATGACAAATCTACTGTATCCGGCTGGTGCTCTGGAGCAAGAGTGCCTAAACTCGATACGATTATAGATATAGCAAATTATTTACATGTTGAACCTGGGGATCTGATTGTTGAAGTTGATTCAAAACCATCTTACTATTTTGATGAAGAAACTGCTCAGAAAGCACAAGAGATATTTGAGAATAAACAGCTCTCACTTCTCTTTGATGCCGCAAGGGATGCCAAACCCGAAGATTTAGAGATAGTACAGAGTATGCTCTTGGCTCTCAAAAATAAAGATAATAAATAATGCTGTGCAAAAAACATCCCACTGTTTTTGATATATATATTGCATAAATAATCAAATAAGGAGGGGATAGCAATGACGGATGATATATATATTCAGTATCTTGATATGAAAGCAACTAAAGTAAAAGAAACTGTGACGTGTAATGAAGATGGTTCATATACTGTGTTCCTTAATACACGCTTCACAACAGAACAATTGAATGAGGCATATATCCATGCTTGCAGACATATAGATCGGGATGACTTTCACAAGGAGTCTGCAGATTCTATTGAGGCTTATGCACATGGGTTGCAAAAATAATTAACAAATGAAGGGAGAGATTCGATGAATCAAAAACAACAAAACAAATGGTATTTAAGTACATGGTTTATTGCTATTCTATGCGCATGCTGGTTTCTTATACTTCCAGCAATCGGCGGCATAGTATTGATGATAATGAAGACCTTGGACGAAAAGAAACAAAAAGAAACCAATCAACAAATTATTCAACAGAATGCCCAACTTGCGGCTCAGAATGCTCAGATGAATCAAGCAATGCAAGACATGAATAAGACTATGCAGGATTTAGGAGTGCATGACCATCAGCAGTCGATGGCTAAGCTTAATCAGGTGAATGCCGAAATATCCGAAAACCTTGCCACTATAGATAAATTGCGTTCAGACATTGCTACACTTCAGGCAAAAGATGATAAACTGCAAAAATCAGTAGTGGCCCAGGAACGAAAGATCTCTCGTGCTAAGGAGATCTACTGCAGTATTGAATATGCATTAGATAACTTCATCACTGCTGACATTCCATATAACGAATGCCGAATTAGCCAATCAGTTATTGAGGATGCTAATCTCATTGCCCCATCTGTTATCCTTAAATTACATTGTATGGATATAAAAAGCTTGCGAAAAGCATACAGAGAAAATGAGAAATCCATTGACACTCTCAGACAGCAATATGCTATCAGATACACTACTAAAGCCAACAAAACGATTTATGACCTCATTGTCAAGGGGCTGGAATCTGAGATGCAGAACGTCTTGTATAATTTAAAATATGACAAGCTTGACAACGGTATTGAACAAATAAAAGATATCTGTGCTAAGTATCTAAAGATTGCAGCTGAAGGTAATCAAACAATTGCCGGAACTCTTACTAAGTTCATAGGTGAAATAGAATATCTTTTCATTAATGCCGCAAAGATAGAGTATAACTACTACGTCAAGAAAGAACAGGCAAAGCAAGAACAGCTTGCAATCAAAGAACAGATGCGTCAGGAGGCAGAGGAGCGCAAGGCTCTTGAGTCCGAACGTAAAAAAGTGGAGCTTGAAGAGTCAAAATATGAGAATCAGATATCTTCCCTCAAAGAACAGGCGGAAGCTTCAGAGGGTGAAGCCCTTGCTGCTCTGCAAGCTCGTATCCTTGAACTGCAGGCTCAGCTTGCAGATGTAACAATCAAAAAGGATGAAATAGCAAAGTTGCAAAATGGTAAAGCTGGTAATGTTTATATTATCAGCAACTTGGGTTCATTTGGTGAGAATGTATTCAAAGTCGGAATGACAAGAAGAATAAATCCACAGGATAGAGTTAATGAACTTGGAGATGCTTCTGTTCCGTTCAAATTTGATGTACACAGCTTTATTTTCTCTGATGACGCTTCTGGTCTTGAAACCGAACTTCACAAGAGACTTAATGATCGCCGAGTAAACAAGGTAAATCTTAGAAAAGAGTTCTTTAATGTATCAATAGATGAACTTGAAGAACTTGTAAATGAGATCTGCCCTACTGCAGAGTTCAACAGAACAATGCTTGCTGAAGAATACAGACAGTCGCTGTCAAGTTCTGAAGCATATACTTCTGAATATTCAACAGAGGATGAGACAGATGATGAGGATGAATAATATCATCTTCACATTATAAAAAAATCCCCCAGGTGCGGGTACACCTGAGGGAAGTTACCCACAAACCGAAGGCTTATGAATAACAGTGATCGCAAACTATATTATACCATAAGCCTTCCACTTTTGATAGGCTTATTTTTTATGCCTATTTTTAGAGGAGTTGATATTATGTGGTCAGAAATACAAAAAAATGGAACCGTAAAGTATTGTGAGAGGTACACAGATCCGCTCACAGAGAAGATTAAAAAGGTCACAGTGACGATGCCTAAGGCATCACCGCAGAATAAGAACAAGGCAACCAGAATTTTACAGGGGAAAATAGATAAGCTGTTGACTGCATCCCCGGTTAAATCAGATACAACACTCAAGGAGCTGGCTGATGCTTATATAGCATCATTGCGACAGCGCAAAAGGAAAGAAAGCACAATCAGAACAGAAAGCACTAACATAAATTGCTGTATAAATATAATCGGTAATGACGTACTTGTTGATAAACTCTCTCCTCGTTATGTAAATGATAGACTTCTCTCTTCGGGGAAAAATATAGACACCGTGAATACATATATAAAATTCTTAAAATTCGCTTTGAAATGGGGAATTAAAAGCGATTATCATTCAAACAATGATATATGGTTCAAGCTTGACTATATCCATAAGGAGAGCCCAGATGAGATACCAGAGGTATACGATATCAGTAACGAATACCTTGAGCCTGATGAAATCAAAAAACTACTTAATTACTTTAGAGATAACAACCAATGGCAGGATTACTATACATCATATTTCATGATCCTTACAGGGATGCGTATAGGTGAACTCATTGCTCTTGAAGATGCCGACGTTGATTTAAGAATAAACACTATACACATAACAAAAACTTATTATCCTTCAACAGGATATGTTACATCTGCAAAAACAAGCGATTCGATCAGAGACATTCATATACAACCTGAATTGCTCACGCTCATCAAAAAGTTACGACTTTGGCGAAAAGAGGTTCTATTTGAAAAAGGTATTAAGAGCAGCCTCTTCATACCAAATTTAAAAACAGGCAACTACATGGTTTATTTAACATATAATAATCATTTAAAGGCCGCTTCACTTAAATCTCTTGGGAGAGAAATAACGACACACAAACTGCGCCACACTCACGCATCTCTCCTAGCTGAAGTTATGTCTGCAGAACAAATATCTCGTCGACTTGGACATCATGATGACAAAATAACCAAAGCAATATATATTCATGTTACTCAAAAGATGAAGCAGAAAGATAATGAAGCTGTTGACACCATATCAATTATCAACTAAAAAAAGACGACCACTCAGTTTTCACACTGAATGGCCGTCTTTTAAATTTTGCCCCTTTTCTGCCCCTATGAGTTATTTTCATAGGCTGCAAATGGCTTTAAAGCTTGATTTTCCTTAATTTTCTATCAAGTTGATGATAAACCTGTGGTTTAAAATTTTTTATTCAGTTTTCCCGTTCTGCTTCGCAAGCTTGTACTGGGTCATCTTCCTCTTGGAAGCTATGCGCTTATGCTTCTTTGCCTCAGCCCGCTCCGCAGACCGGTCAGGAAGAATGCCACAGGCCTCAAGGGCTCTCGGCCATGGCCCAAGGTAGGATTTTATCCAGCCAACCTGCTCCGGTGTAAAGTCTGACTTTTTCGGATATCTTCCAAGTGAAATATATGCGTCCAGAAGCATCTGACAACATTCTTCACGTGTATAGCCAGCTCTCTTGTTCTCCATACCTCTTTCCTCCGGATCATCTCTGCGTTTCTATGGCCTGAGAATTATTTTACTTTGACAGACTTCACTGAGCTGCCAAGTCCCATGTATCTCTTGCCATTTATTGTTTTGTAAGCTCTTACTCTCACATAGTATCTCTTGTTCTTTGCTAGATTCTTGATAGTTGCACTGCCATACTTTGCGCTCACATACTTTGTCTTTGCAGACTTAAAGCTCTTGTTTGTAGCATATGTTATCTGATATCCGGTAGCACCGCTTACCTTCTTGTAGGTCACCTTAAGACTTCTGCTGCTGTTTGATGCAAGCTTTGTTATTGATGACTTTGCAGGGGTAACTATCAGAGTTACGATTCCGCTTGCCTTGTTGTAATTGCTGTTGCCTGAGACAGTGATCTTTATCTGTACTCTGCCCGGCTTCTTGGTTCTCACAAGACCTGACTTGCTGTTTACTATCGCAATATTCTTGTTTGTTGATGAGTAAGTTACAGTTCCCTTACCAGCAGCCTTAACAGTTATATATCTGTTGTATACATATAATGTGTTGCCTGTCACTGTCTGGTCTGCCTTATTGATCTTGAAGGTCTGCTCAACACTGCCTGTATAATCGTTCTTACCTGTTATAGTTACCTTGGCTGTTCCGGCGTTCACGTTATTTGCATACGATGCTGTATAATCAGCCGCCTCAAGTTTCTTACCGTCAACTGTTACTGTAACCTCAGGCTTCTGTGCCTTGCCTGTATATGTCACATCTGCAACTTCTATAACTGTGTTGTCCTTTGTGAGTGTAACCTTTGTATCCGGCTCCTCTGGCTCTACAGGAACCTCCTTGACTGTTATCTTGATAACGATCTGTCCAGCCTCGTAGTTCTCTGTTCCCTCAGATGAAACTGTGATCTCAGTCTCACCGACAGCCTTGACTGTCACACGTCCTGTCTCAGGATCTACCTCTGCCACCTCTGGTGCAGATGATGCAAATGTAAGTGTACCCTGTCCTGTAACCTCGAGATCAAATGGCTCTGCATTTTCAAGAACCTCGATCTCAGTCTTTTCTGTAGTTATCGTCTTTGTAGACTTCTTTATCTCGAACTCGCCCTGAATTGTACCAGAGAACTTACCAGTTCCCTTTACTGTACAAGTACCCTTTCCGGCATTTACGTTATCACTGTATGTAACCTCATAGCTGCTTGGATCAAGCTTCTTGTCATTTACATATACGGTAACTTCCGGTGTGAGCTCCTCTCCAGTGTACTCTGCATCTGCTATCTCAAGCTTTGTATTGTCCTCAGTGAGTGCTGTCACTGCCATGATCTTGTACCATGCAGTTCTTCCACCTCTTGATGTGATCCTGCACACAACATCATTTGTCAGGTTGATCTTGGCTGAAAGTCCGTCAACCACAACATAATGGCCATCCGCAGTTGTCTTGTATGTCATGTCAAGCTTTACAAGATCTGCGCTCTCCGGCAATACAACACCGACCTCAAATGGATCAGCCTTTGTTCCTGTTCCATTCAGAACCTCTCCATTTGCCTTGTATGTGTAGATAGAATTCCAATTCTCATCGGTTTCTGTCTCTGTGGTAAATGTTATCTCTGTTCCATCTATTGTCATGGACTCAAATGTAGGAAGTCCTGAGAATGATGCTGCTACATCTGCTCCTGTGAGCTCATAGTGAAGCTCGATAGTGTCGTTATCCTTTGCATCCAGTGAACCAAGCCCACCGTTGTCAAAGTCGTCTCCGTTATATGACAGCATCCATCCTGACATTGAGTAGTCAGCAACTGATGCAAGTCCGTTTACAGATACGATATATGGGCCATAAGCTGACTCTTGAATATCGTAGGCTATTCCGGCATTATCCAGTGCACGCTTTACAGCGTCAACCGCGGAAGCTGCCTCAACCTTTGTGTTCTCAAGGATAACTCCATCCTTTGATGCACCATTTATTCCGGCTGCACTTGCTGTGTAGTCATATACACCTATGTTGAAGATAGTAACTCCGTCAATTACAGTTCTTACCTTCTTGTATGTCTCTACAAATTCTCCATCTTCTGCTGTCAGAGGAACATTTGCCATGATCTCTGCTGCAGGTGCCACGTTCAAGATGGCCTCTCCGTCATTGATCTTGGTAACTGTGTCAACTGTGAGCTTCTTGACTGCCTCTATATTAGCAGCCGATACATATGAAGCCTGATCCTCTGTGATTCTCTCATCTGCTGCGGCTGTGCATGAATATGCAGATCCTGATATTGTCAGATCCTCTGAATAGCCTGCAAATACGCCTGTTGTGGCTGTGTCGCTGCCATTTACAGTTCCTGCGCTGTAGCAGTCTGTGATCTCCACGCCTGCGTCATTTGACGTATTACCCTTGAAAACACCTGCAATACCGCCTGCATTTGTCTGGCCTGTGATCGTTCCTGCATTGTAGCATGAAATGATCTTGCATCCAGGATCCTGTGGATAGTATTCATTGTGGCTTCCGAGTATTCCACCAACATTTGTCTTGGCTGTGATGTCACCATAGTTTGTCGAATTCTGTACGCAGATATTTCGGCTGCTCATAGATCCTATGATTCCGCCGACGGTACCACCGTTTTCTGCCTTAATAGTTCCATGATTTACACAGTTCTCAATCACTGTGTTGCTTATTTTGTTCGTGTTACAGTATCCTACCAGACCACCTATCGAAGCTGATGTATTTGTGCCTGTGTAAGTGATATTTACTTTAGATGTACAACCTGCTACTCTTGCCGGTGCATCTGTGGTTCCCTGATACAGGTATCCCACAACCGCTCCTGCTGCAGTCTTGGTGCTCATGATGATAGTTCCCTCTACTGTGAGGCTGCTGATCCTTGCACCCGCCTGTCCAAATATTCCTGAGTAGCCTATATCATTCTGATACAGATTGCTGATAGTATGTCCCTGGCCGTCAAATGAACCCATGTATATGGCACCCGATGTACCTATTGGTGTCCAGCTATATCCTGCAAGGTTGATATCCGCTGTGAGCACTGCATTAATGTCGACCTTCTTATTGACATTTACCTCATTTTCAAACCAGTACAGCTCTGCACCTGTGCTGATCTGGTATACTCCGTCAACCTGTTCGGGCTCGGTCTTGCTCTCGCCATCCCAAGCAGTTGCACTTGACGCTGTGAGGCTGATGGTCTGTGACATCTCGCCGGAAGTATCCTCCGGGATCTCAAATGTTCCCTCGGCATACATGTATCCGGCACACTTCATAGTGTAATTGTACTGTCTGCCTGCAAGACCATTGAAGCTGCCGTCCTTTACTGTTACGGGATTTCCTTCAGTATCCTTTATGCTTACCTTATATCCTTCTACTGCTTCGTTTGTAGCACCATCCACTACATCAAGCTTTACCTGGACAAAGTCTGTCTTTGCCAGCTTAAATGACATATCCGGGAGACTTCCAAGGTATGCCACACGTACGCTTGCTGCCATCTGTACAGGCTTTCCTGTTGCATGGCGGACCTCTCTGTGTGAACCGTATGGCGAACCGAATCCGCCCTCATACAGAACTCCGCTCAGCGTGTACTCGTCACCTGCAAAATACTGAGGTATCTTGACTGTAACTGTCTGGGCAGCAGGATATGATGCAAATGCATACTGGTTGCTTGCTCCTGAGAATTCATTTCCTTCACCATCTGACAGTTTTATAGTTCCGGCCATGTTGTAAATTCCTGCAAGCTTGTTGGCCGGAATATACAGACCATCGTATGCCTTCTTGCCATCCTCTGTACGCTTACCATATGAAACCTCTATGGTATCACCGGCTCTGAGTTCATCTGCTGAGATCTCGTCACCATCAGCGTTCTTATATGTGTATGATACCGGGACTTCCTTTGCACGTACTACCTGATATGTGCTAACTCCGTCCTTTGTCACCTTTATTATGTTTGATCCCTCTGTGAGACCGCTTACAGTGTAGCTTCCATCATCATTCTTCTTGACATCTGCTGTTGTAAATCCACTGTATGTAAGCTTGTTTCCCGTGATCTGTGGATGAAGAACTGATACTGCCACTCCATCCTCCGGTGTAAATGTGTACTCTGCACCGGCTGCTCCCTCAAGATAATACAGAACATCGATCTGTGCATCCAGATTGTCTACAGCAGTCTTAGCAGTCTCTGTGTTGCGTCCTGCATTTAATGTCATATTTGTCTGAATGTCTGAGCCGTCATTTCCTACAGTGAATACGACTACACCTGTGTTTTCAGGCCAGATCGCACTGAAGAATGAACCGCCCATACCAGGCTTGTTGATCTCTGCATCATAGGTTACGAGAAGTATCGCTGTTCCCTCTGACTTTGCCTCGATCTCTGCTATCTCTGAATGCTCGCCAGGTACAACGCTGATCACATCACTTGATGGGTTACCATTCTCATCGATAACTGTGTAGTGATAATCAGGCTCTGCTGATTTTGCATTCATGATACCCTCTATTGCCTGCCAGTTACGGAAGCACTCAAGGTGATACTTGTCACCCTTCTGCATTGACACGTAGCCCTTCTCATTTGAAGTCATGTAGATATCAGCTACATCTGAGCTGTTGGCTGACATGTCATGTACAACTGTGCCAGGGCCATATGTGCTGTCGCCGATGTACATATCCTCGGCTGTTACCTTGTACTCAGCATCTGTGGTTGTGGAGAACCAGTTCCAGTATGTCACTCCCTCTCCGCCAGTTACACGGTAGTAATATGTGATACCACTTCCAAGCTTATACTTGTATGTGTCATATCCGGCATCCTTGCTGTCTATCTTGATGCCAGCCTCATCCTTATATATATAGTATGTTGAAAGTGTACCAACTCTGAGCTCAGTTCCCTCTGGAACTGTGAACTCTACTGTCTTTGCCGCTGCAAGAGCTACTGAATAACCGTAGCTTCTGTTGGATGTAAGTGTGTTTGACACAGTCTTAGAGATATAGTCATCTGCTCTATCTCCAACCGGATCATATGTCACCGACACCATATCAGCATAGTAGAACAGTCCTGCATACTTTGCCCAGGCGTCATCTGACCCCTCCCTGGTCTTTACAAACTCTGCATGTCTGTCCACATTGTCAGGAGACATAACTTTACCTGTGACGGTATAGTCAACGTCTTCCTTCCAATATTTTTTGTTGCCATCTACAGTGTCATAACCTGTACATGCTATATCTGTGATGCTGTATATGCTGTATGACTGCTGTGGATCGTCTGTGACTACGAGATCTATAGATCCCATATCTGTCTTCTCGTCACCGCTCTTCTGATATGCTGACAGACGGTATGTACCCGGCTCAAGCTCAAGGGTATACTTGCTGCCATCAGGCTCTCCAACTTCAATCTCATTGCCCTCTGAATCAGCCAGAGTCATGTAAGGAGCAGAATAATTCATGGTTACAGATACTGTATTTCTCTTGTCGCCCCTGATCTTCTTCTCAACTGCCTGAACCTCATCTGCAGTTGCAGTGAGATCTGTCATGACCGCCTGAACCTCTTCACGTAGAGCCTCGTCCTTAGCTATCTCATCTGCATGCTCTGCATAGAGCACATAGAGCTCTGTCTTGTCCTGAGTCTCATAGTATGCATACTCAGAGTCAAATGTATTCTTATCCGGATTGTAGCCATATCCCAGATCTGCGCCATAATCTGCGAGTGTGAACTGCCAACGGATAACGTGTGTATTGTCTACTCCGGCTGCAGAATCTACCTGATATTCTCCTGCGCCGACATTTCCCATTATATTGTCAACTGTGTTCATCCAGCCAGACATGCTGAAATAATCAAACTGGCCAAGATCTTTTCCAGTCTTGTCCTTAAGCTCAAGTGCCTTTCCATTCTTCTTCTGATAAGCATCCTTAAGCTCCTGTGGAACATTTGCAGCTCCCTTATCAATGCCCTTTACGTTGGCAAGATAATAACTGGAACTGTTGTATTTGTCTGTTCCTGAAGGTTCTGTTTCAAGTCCCTCTTTCTTGAAAAACGCGTAAGTTGCCTGTGATACGGTAAGCTTAGACAGGTCGATGTCTATGCCTTCCTCTTTCCAGACTTCACCGATCTCTTTGTAGGACATTCTCTCTGGCTCGATATAGAATCCCTGGCCAAGAGTAAATCCCTCAAGAGACAGCACAACGTACTCAGTGCTGTAATCAACTTCGCCATCACTCTCTGCGGCGGCAGCCTGAACATAGCCCCAGCTTGCATTTGAAGCAAATGGTGCCACTAAAACTGCGCATGCCAATAAGAATGAAAGCATCAATGTCCTGATTCGTTTCATCTCCTATTTTCCTTTCTTTATTTAATTGTAGGTTATAAAGCAGGGGATATGTATTCTGCTTTTCCCACGCCCAAAAGCTAACAGATGAACTGTCGTGTCATCCGCATCCGGGTACTCCGCATATCCCGGCTGTCTGTGTCTGTCAGACGCCGTCACGCGGCCGGAAATCTCATAAAATCTGCGGGCATTCTGACTGAAAGACACAAGTCTTAACACAGTAATGGCGGTTGCACCGGAATCTCACCGAATTTCCCCCTGATCGAATGCTTTTCAGGACGGCATCCGAGCAGATTTTCACTATGAAATCACAGGGTTTATAGTAATTGTGAATCGGGGAATTGTCAACTCCAAGTACCACTTAATGTATTTTTTTGTCATATTTTATTAGTAAGGTGAGATATGTGTTTTATCCATATCACACATTTCTGCATAATATGTAAGTAGAGAGAAATTACTGAGAATACCTTTGGATTTCATTCTGCTGTCCACAGCATACATTTGGTTTACAAATCCTCCAAGCCATGATAACATCAAGAAATCGAAGGATGTCAAAGAGATGCTATCAGAGATGGTTGAGGAAGAGAGAAACCGTAAGAAAGTCACAAGCCGGGTATCCCTATTTTATAGAGATATCCGGCTTTTCTTCTAACTCTTATTCTGATTACTTTTTAGTTACGGAAGCCAGCTTATTCTGACCTCTTTGAGCTGTCCTGTTGTATCGTCAAACTCAAATGTATAGCCGCTGCTTCCCATATAAACCTCAGAATCTACACTGTACTTGACTATCTTGCCATCTACTTCTGCATTCTCGCTGCACTTTTCAAGCAACTGATCCTTGGTGATAGTTGTAGGGAATGAGAAGTTCACCTGCTTTGCACCGTCAATCATCATCTCACTGATCTCTGCATTCATGCTGGCATCATAATCCGGGTTTGGCACAAAAAGGTGTGAATACCTTACATATGAGAGAACGCAATCCTCTGCCTTCTGCTCACCGTCAGTAAAGTTGCCAAACATAAACTGCATCGTTACGTAGTCATTGATTTCTGCTGTGTATCTGTCAGTTTCGTAATTTTTATTTACATTGTTGCCACTGTTATTGAGAGAATTCTGCTCAAATGGTATTCCACCGTCTATAAGATCCTTCAAGGTGGACTCACCTAAAGTGAATTTCTTTCCATTATATACAAATGACCTATTGTCAAGATCTGCGTAATTCTCGCTGAGTCCCGATGCCAATGTAAAATCCTCATATACAGGCATCGTAAATTCTGTGGATTCCTCACTGTCATCACTGTAATCGGTTTCATCTGCATATGAATCATCAGATTCAGTATCACCTGTATCCTCAGCCTCAGATTCCTCCTCCGTTGCCATTTCCGTTTCGGTTACCTGCTCTGTTGACTCCGTCTCTCTGGTGGATTTGCCATCATTTCCACATCCAACTATAGAAATTCCCATCACCACCGTGATAAGTCCTGCAATCAACATTTTCCTGTTCCTCATATAATAATCCTCCTTAAAACCTAGTGGCTTTATTATTGAGAATGTCACTATATTTTATCAAGCCGTAATCGGTTGCAACCAGGCAACTATGGGTAGCAAACCGGAATTATAGGGATTTTCGTCACTTTTTTGCAATCTATAGTGCTTATTTCTCCGTAATGTTCATGAAACTATAATAAGTGTCTCTGTCCATGGCATCCGGATTATCATCGGCAAATCCGCTGACTGTATATATGTTCCCATCCTTCAGATCAGCATATGCATTAAAATAGTATGTGATATTTCTCTTGCCGTCCTTTATATATAAGGTCGAATATGTGTAGTAATAAAATGTCACACCATTTACCTCACACTGACCTTCCTCTGTTACCTTTGATATTCCGGCCCCGGTCTTTCTGTCTGCCATATCAGATGCTGTCATCCAGCTATATGGTACGATCGAAGTCACAACCGTGATCTTATCACCGTCTGAATAGTATGTCTTACCTGACAAATCCTCATTCTGAAGGCTGTAATTTTCAGGGATTTCATATGACACGGTAGTATCTCCATTCACGACACTGTCCACTACTCCCGTCTCCATAGCTTCGTCCTCCTGCCAGTATGAGCCTGTCATATCATTTGTCTCATCTGTGGGAACGGCCCCCGCAACAATAGCCACAGCTTCATCGGCAGCCTTCTCATATACCTCAGCTCTCTCCGACCCGCTCAGCGCATCTATATCTATCTCATCAAATCTTATCGAAGTAAAGAAACGCTGCCCTTCCCCGGCATCACATATAAGCTGATAAAAATATGATCTGTCGAACTTCGCACCTCGTTCATTTGCAAGACTCGCTATGTATCTGATATATTCCTTCCCCTGTATCTCGAACTTCTCAGGCTCCAGCTCCATCACATAACCTGCGTCCTCAATATTTTTCTTGCGCTGCTCTCTGTTGTCCCAGAAATCCGCCATCGTCTTATCCTCCACATCGATCTGTATCAGATAATCATCACAGCTTCTTATATTAAGACAGCCACTCTCATGTATGATTGCCAGTCCTACCGGCTTCACAGAGAAGGCATATCCCTTGAACACTATATGCCAAGGCTCTGTCTCATCGTCAGCTATTTTATTTCCATCCTGTTCAGTTTCACTTTTTTCTTCCGTCTTCCGCGCACTGTTCAGATCAATAACGCCCATAAACTCAAGAGCGACAAATGCAACTCCCGCCAGTATGCATGCTATTACGATCGCGCAGACAATTTTTTTACATTTTTTCATCGGCTGTCTTATCCTCAAGTATGATCTGAAGTGTATCTTCTTTCTTCATCCTTCTTATCTCAAGTCCAATGAGGATCAGAAGAATAATAAACACCAGCATGACAAATGATGCGGCAACTATGGTTGATGTCTTGTAATTCAGAAACAGACCATCACCGTCCGCCCCTGTGTACAACTGTATGTAATCTCCATCTCGTATCCCCGGTACATCAAGCCACACAGTATCCATGATCTTTCGGCCATTGTCATCAAAATATGCCAAATCAGCTTTTGTATACTGCTGATACACCTTCTCCACGCGCACATTTCCGTTCTTATCTGAATGGCTGATCCACTCGTTCCTCACAAACAGCACCGCCACCACAATTACACAGAAAACGCATATGGCTGCCATCACGCAAAATAATATTTTCAATCTGGCAAGCCTGCCTTTTCCCCTGAGATTCTTCAGATGGACAGCATTATTCGCTGAAGTCCCATCCCCGGACACCTCTTCCGGCGCCTCCGGCTCATCACCCTTTCCATATATAAGTTCTCCAACCTGTACATCCAGAATCTCACATATACACACAAGCCTGTCCAAATCAGGATACGCCTTATCCCTCTCCCACTTGGACACAGCCTGTCTGCTGACTCCCATCTTTTCCGCAAATTCCTCCTGATTCAGCCCGGCTTTCTTCCGGTACTCCTGAATCCTGGATCCTATAAGCAGCATTTGTTTTCCTCCTTATCTCCATCTGTTATACTGTTTTTTTCAAACAATTAATCCATGCTTTTGCCAAAGTTATATGCCCCTCTTTTGTAGGGTGTGATCCGTCTAATGTTTCATAACGTAAATTCTGTGATGCCAGATCTGCAACTTCAATTCCCGCAATTTCTGCAGCAATTTTTATTGCCGCATTGTATTCATATATCGATACACCAGCCCATTTATGTGGAAATTTCCAACTATTATCGCCTTTCATATAACTTTCCATCAATGTCCCACATATAATTCTACTTTTCGGATAATTCATCTTTATCTTTTGCAACATATTATAATAGGACGAGAAAAATGAAGGGCTTCCCAACTTATCATTTGTAATATGAACACCGTTTCCAAAATCATTAAACCCTAAATATATTAGAATCATATCAGGTGTGTACTGCTCTGTATGCAAATTTGATGTACGCTGATCACAATTTCCACTAGGGAATTTTTCACCTGCAACCTTACTTCCAGAATAAGAATTATTAACACAAATGTAGGCGTTAATGAACTGGTTTACCTTTGCCCACCATGTATCATATACCGATGTCATGTCATTTCTTAAAGAGTTGTACTCATCATAAAACACCTTATATCCAATCGGATTATATCCTGAATATGTACTTATAGAATCACCCAAAATAGATACAAATTTTACTTTATTTTTCATTGAAGTCCCCTCTACTTTCCTCTCTTCTTCAAAGTTTCTCGACGTTCTAGTCTATTCTTAACCTAATCGGCCCTAATCGTAACATTTCTACTCAATGGGCCAATCGATAACGCTTTTAACACAATATCCTGACACACTTTCGCTGACGCCTTATCTCCCTGATAACCATTTTCATTTGCTTCTTCAATAAGCTTCTGTATATTTATCATCATAAAACCTCCAATCTAAGTGTCTCCATTACCATGTTTGACTTTGGTAATTCATACGCATATTCTGCAACTAAAGTCATATCCAGTTCATGAACAATCTTTCTATAACTTGCAATTAATTCTTTGTACAAATCAAAAGAAAATTTTCTTTTATTCCGTATCAGTTCCACAAGAAGACGCTCTTTATCATAAATTACAATATCCACACCATCATAATTCATTGTAGTTTTGCCCATATCAAATGCTTCGCTGTTTTCATAAAAATGCTTCACTCTTTCATCGCTGATTTTTCTTGTATTTTTCGGTGTCGCAACATAATAAAAATTTGGTATGGTATCCGTCAATCCATAGTAATAAAAGGCACTATTCAGAGTTATAATTGCATTGGGATATTTCTTAGAAATAATCTCCAGCTCCGGCACATATCTCTTATCAGAATAGATGCCTTTTTCTTTTACATACAGTTCCCCTTCTTGAACACATTTTTTAATTTTATAATCCGTTCCATATTTTTCCAAACACTCCTGATATGACAGCAACAT